CAGATAAGCAGATATAACGCCTAATGCAATCCAACCTAATATTGTAATTACTAAGTCCATATTCTCTTCTTTTTACCCTCTCCCTTTTACAGGAGAGGGTGGTTAGTTACTTAGATGGCTCAGTATATGATACTGGTTCCCATACATCGTAAGCTGTCAGCAAAACTGGAGCGATAACAGATGGGGCAAAGATGATAGATGCTACAACATCTGGAGCATTCAACTCGTAGTTAACACCTTCTACTTTGTTTTCCTTACTAGCCCAGCCATAAGGCTTTGCTGTAATCGTAGAGCCATCTTTCTTTTTAAAAGTCTTCTCGCTAGAGCAAGAAGCGAACAAACTTGCAACGACCAAGGCTGCCAAAATTATCTTTTTCATATTACTTGTATTTATGTCCTATAAGGACGGTTAATTACTCTGTTACTTTCTTTATGCTTTCTGAAAATGTTTTGAGCCACAGAGTATCCTTTTCGGCAGCAACTACAGATTTATTATACTGCTCCAAATTATACTTCATAGACTCTATTAAATCAGTGCGATTAGTTTGTTTTTGAATCCACTCATCTTTAGGGATGATATTCTCCAAATAAACTTTGCTGCAATCAAAATCTAAACTATCAATTAATTGACTTTCCATAAAGTCCTTAACACCCTCGTATTCTTTGGATGGTGGAGTCCATCTTCTAACTTTGGATAGCATTGCATTGTATCTGTTTTTGAGAGCTACATTCTTTTTCAATCTATCCTCATTTCCCTTGATTACATCATTAACATAAGAAAGATACTCAGCTTCAAGTTCTTCCTTTGTCTTAGGGGCTGCAAGATGCTTTTCGTACTCAGCTTTTGCCTCTTCGTATTTCTTTTTATAGTAATCACTAGGACATATCTTGTCAGGAATTTCGTATCTACTAAGGTTAGGATATTTTCCTTCAAATCTTAGGTAGATACCGAAGTTACGCAAGCAACTATTTGCAAATTGCTCAAATGTTATATCTTCACCATCATATATTGGTGCTGTAAATCCTGTTGGCATATCACTATCTTATTTTTATATCCTTGCGGAGAGTTAATCAATCTTCTACAATAAATCCATTCTTGGTGCAAGTATCAATAGCACGAATGGCTATCCAAATAGCCTTGTCTGCTTCTTTGTCTCTAAGACTACTTCTCAACTCACACAACTTTCTCTTTGCTTCTGTTGCATTCATATTACTATTTATCTGTGCCAGAAGGCGGTTAATAATCGCGTCTTATCTCAACTTTCCACTCCTTAGAAGAGAACTTCTTTTTGAGGTTTTTAATTAAATTCTCTATCTCTTCAAGAGACTCAAAGGCATTAACTAAATCCCCTACTTGATACCAGCGGCCCCATCTGTCTGGTTGTTCATCTTTCTCCTTTTGAGTGAGTGGCCTAACAAACTCCCCTTCGATGGTTTGATATTCATTTGGAATTTCAATTCCATCCAAATATCCACTTACCGAGCTGTTACCACACACATTGCTTACATTAATATACAATTTTGCATAATAATGTATTGCTCCACCACAAAGACCACAAAAAGAACTAATTACGATATTCATGAGTCTTTTTTTGTCTTTAGTATAGCTACCCATAGTTGTATATGTTTTATCAGAAAGATCAAACTGAAATCCTTCTCCAATATTCTGAGGAATAACCCCAGTTATCTTAGATATATCAAATCCCTTTTCTATTCGTAAATAGCTGTTTGTATCCATACGCTTTGCTTATTATGCCAGAAGGCGGTTAAACTTCTTCTCTTTTAAGACAAGATTCGGTATATCCCGTCCAGATACAAACCCCACCTCTTGCCTTGCACCATCCATTATTTACTTGATGCTTACATTTCTGTTTCATATCATTATATTTTTAAGTTACTATCTATATGCAGGGCATATAATAAATGTTGGAGTTCGTGAACATAGGTAAACTCAAAACGGAAATAGTGATTACATTCATTTATATAGCTCCAATCTCTAAGATTTTCACATTGACAGATTTGTAAGTCACCATAAGTCATCCTATCAAGCTCAACCCATTTATCATCTAGTTCCTTGGAAAACTGATAGCCACGCTTTCCGCTGCCAACGTAAGACCAGCCTGTGGATTTATTCCATCCATTCTTCTCCAAAATTGCGGGCACAAGATTAATAGGAACAATATCCTTAACCCAAGCACAGCAGTCACCTGAGAGATAGCCTTTATCTCCAAATTCCGCACCTTCGATGTTCTCTAAGCAGACAACACCTTTCAGAACCGTTCCATCGTCTAACTTCAAAGTCTTTGATGGGTCAGATGATGTTACTCTGTAAACGGCATTCTGTGCTGTACCTAGTGGTACTCCATTTGTCATCACCAAATCTCCTGGAATGTATTCTAGTTTATCCATAGCTTAGTCCTTTTTATTAACGAAATCTTCATATTCACCTATCGTGATTTCCACGAAGTCTGGATTTTGCTTCTCAGCTCTAATACTATTATCGAAGTAAACGAAAATGCGGTCTTTGTGACGTAAAAGCTGGGTGATGGAGAATCGGCTGACGTACGGAACTTCGATATTCAGTTCCTTCAATATCTGGAAATGATGAGTAAAGGATTTATATGATGTAAGTACTGCTGCTATTGCCTTACCTTGCTTACTACGCTTGTTAGGCGCAATAGCTATATAGTAACCGTCCTCCATTTTTACACCGTCTATCTTCTTCCACACCTTCTTATCTAAGGTATCATAACGCTCAGAAAGAACCCATATAGCGGTAATCTCGTACACTCTTGTGAGAGTTCTGTTAGGCTGATAGCCCTGATATTTTTCAAACTCGAAGCCAACGGCTTCTTCCACTCTTTTCATGTAGGCTTTATGCTCTTCAAATTCAGCATCGAGAATACTCTTAATGTATTCATAAGCCTTACTTCCCTGTTTTGCTTCGTACAACATACGTTTTACTTTTTACGATGATTAAACTTCTTTATAGCATCTTTCTTTGAAGCTGCCATAATCTTAACACCTTTGATGATGAACTCATGCTGCGCCTTTGGCTGACACTTCCGCTTATCAGAAGGAACGCTGCCATAACCATCATTTGGTCTATAATGTTCCATACCAAAAGAATTACCACAATAGCTGGCGGCAGATAAATATGCCATCTGAATTCTAATCAAATCTATTAATATTTTGCTCATACCGCTTTACTCCTTAACTTCTTCAAAGATTACATTCTTATTATCCTTACGTAGTTTAGGACCGCATGGGTATTTCCTCCAAACTTCACAAGCACTATTGCCAAAAAAGAAACAACCATAGCAAGTTTCTTCCTCGGTTTCAGTAATCTCCAAGACGACTCTTTCTCCAACTTTAAACTCTTTCATATTACTTAATTAAAATATAAACACCTAATTCAATTCCTTTTATGGTACTCTCTAAAGTCCATGTTTCCGTAAAATGCTTACCATTGTAAGCGTGGCATTCTATATCTATCAGGTTACCATGTATAGACAGTACATCAAATTTCATTGGTTTTTGAAGTCCACTCCATTTTTGATAGAATTGGTCTCCTGCTTTCAAAACTATTTTCTCCATAATAAAACAAAGTTAATAGAATCAAGTAAACACTACTTCACTCTTTTAAATTGAACAGCCTTTCCGTCTTTTCTAGTGCTTGCGCTACAGTCAAAATCTCCGCAAACATTCTCATAGATATTGTTACATATCTCATCGAAAAAACAACCATTACATTGTTCTTTCTCTGTCTTAACCACCTTCAAGACGATTTCTGACCCAATAGGTAAATCTTCCATAAGCTATTGTTTTTTACGTTTTAATTCTTCCAAGTCGTGTTTCAAACGCTTATGAAAGCTATCTTCGCCATCATCGCCACTAAGTAACCAGTCAATGCGCTGTGCGTAAACCTCGGCTTTCTTTAGTAGAGCTATACCTTTCTTGAACTCCTTGATGGTTTCCTTAGAATACTCGCTACGATTAGGTATTGTATGATGATGCTTACGAACGTATTCTTTCTCGGAATCCTCTAACCAATGATCTTCAATATACCGATTTACGTCAAATTCATCATCAAGATTATGACCGTAGATTTCATCCTCTATTTCCGTGTATATGTCAGCAATTCTGTACTGAGCATAATCAAATGCGCCTCCACTCATACTATTCCGTTCTTTTTAGTTTAAGTTGTCTCATTTTTGCCTTTACTGCGCCAACTGATCGCCCAAGAGCTTTCGCGAGCTCTTCATCAGACATCTTGTCAAAGTTACGTGACAGGAAGTTAACCTGGATGCCGTTCCAAGGGAGGAATGCGTTATTCTGGTGTTCTTCACCATGATAGTCAACGCCATTAAGCTTCAGTCCTTCGTCGGCGGCGTTATCAATTCTTTCCGGATTGCATACCTTCATTGCAACCACCTGCAAAGCCCTGTAAATCTGACCACCTTCCTTGAAGTATTCAGCATCCTTATCAGGTATAAGGATCCTGGCGACCTCTCTCATCGAGGCATACATGCCATACATAGACTGGATGAATTCTCCGCAAGGTCTTATGCTGCCGGAACTGATGCCACGTTCACTCATAACGTCATCAAACTTCGTACACATATCGTGCAGCATGATTGACAAGTTGTAGGCTACGCATGCATACGCCTGAAGCTTGTGCTCTTTGATGTTGTTTTTCAGAAGAATGTTGTCGGTCGTATAGAAGAGTCTCTGTATGTCAATCTTCAGGTCTTCCTCCATGCTGTCTGTAATATCAAGCCAGAGCTCATACTGCGAAATCTCGGCAGTATACTTCTTGAATATACCTATAAGAGTCTCAGAACGGGAGAATGCCTCCTTTATGCGATACTTAAGCTCATGCTTAAACAGGTCCTTCCTCTCACTTAGATTGTCGTGCAAATCTTTGATTGCCGTCTGTGTGATTGTAGCGAGAGAACCGATAATGAGGTAATAGAGCGATGTTATATGGTCTACGGTTTCCCTGTCAGGCTCCTTGTAGTTGATGAAGAATGCTCCTTTCGGTGTGAAATTATATGCCGACATTCCTACACCTCCTTCTTTACTGCCAATGCGCAGCTGATACAGAATAGCATCAGAAACGAAAGGAAAATGTGTTCAACCATGAAGCAGATGAATCCGTAGCCTGCGATGAGAGCTACAATAACGAGCAGGATCATCACTATTGGATGTTTATATTTCTTCATATTTACTTTGATTTAATATTTCCGTATGCAGCCATATAGCTATCAAGCTGCTGTGTTACGTGTACTAGCTTCTGATTGTAGCTATCTCGTTCTGCTCTAGCCTTAGAGATAAAGATGAAGCTAACGATGAAAGATACTACTACCGTTATAATGATGAATAACCAAGGCAGCTTGTGTACTGCCTTATTGATTGCTCTTCCTAGGTTTCTTACAATAACCCAGGAGTAGATCCAGATGAACACTACCGCTTGCTTTGTGGTAGCGTTCTCGATACGTTCTTTCTGTGTCATAATTCTAAAATTTACTTGGTTCGGTTGCACCAGTTATCGGTTGATTGCCAATAACCAGCTAACCATATTTCTTTTGGTGTCGCATCAGGATGCTCACTGAGCCATTCCTCTGCCTGTTTACTTATATCAGCCATCGTTACATTCGTTTCGGTTACGCTCCTTATCTAAGTAATAAAAAGCGTTCGGTTCAAAACACTGTTCTTCAACACATTCTGCGCACACATTTGCTGCGCCGTTAAGACGAGGCCGATGCTTACATCTTCTTCTCGTCCACTCACTGCATTTTCCTGGAGTTGCCATCTTATTTACGTCTGCCATAATTACTTTCTTAAAGAATCACCTGTAAAAGGAACTGCTTTTGTTGTTGCTATCAGTCTATCCACAACTCTATCTCCATATCTCTGAGTAAGCTCGTCAATACTGAGGTTTGTGGTAAGGATAAGCAATTTCCCTTTCTTTTCAGCGGCATCACAAAGCTCGGCGAATGGCATACGCTTGTTACCGTAAGAATTAAGATTATCCTCTGTGCCAATATCATCAATATAGATAATGTGTAGCTTAAGGATTTCATCAATCCTTTGATTCAACTCTTGTGCGCTAAAGATGTTCACCACCTTTTTATGTACATCTTTAATAAGAAGAGGAAGGATATACATTCCGATTACCGACTTGCCTAATCCGCAACCGCCGAACATCAATAACCCTTTTCCTTTGTTGTCTGTCATCCAATCAACAATAGGGCGGTAATTGCGTTCGTTCCATTCTGCATTGCATCCAGACTTCATATTGACTACATATTGCAAGCCTCCACGCAAACGTTTCTCTGCGTTTGGAATATTTATCTGCACTCTGTCAATTTCTTGCGGGTAACCGGTATCTCGCATTTGAGATACAAGTTTCTTGAAGTATTCACTATCTATTTGTTCCATCTTGGACCTAATTTATATCTTTCGTCGTTATTGCTGTTCTGTAAATTCATTCCAACAGGAAGATTTGATATTGAAGATTTATTGTTGCTGCTATTATTCTTGCTCCACCTAGCAAGTCTTCGTGATATCTCGAAAGTTTTTTCTTTCTCAAATCTCATCTTCTTACCATTCTCGTTATGCTCAGTCCAGTAATCGAAGAACTCACGAATAAGCGCTTTTCCGTATTGTTTCATGTACGGAATAAGCTTTTCGCCAAATGCATGTTTTCGTACTTCTAGTGTGTCACTTGGTGTGTCACCTGTTGACTTCGGAATCTTATAACAATCTATATTATTGACAGTTATACTACTACCCTTGTGTGTCACTTGGTGTGTCACCAGCTTCGTTTCGTACAACTTTTTAAGTATGGTCCTCACAGTTCGCAAACCTATATCAAGTTCACTCGAAATCTTGCGGATGCTAACAATCAATGTTCCGTTATCATCTGCGTTTGCAAGGAGATAAAGAAACAAGTTTACGGCATTTACCCTGTCAAGTTTCATCAAATCGAAATATTGTTCTTTGCTAATCTTAAAAGAATCCATTTCTTAATCTTTAGTATTAATCACTACATTTGCTCTTATATTTCCATTTATAACCACATGCTCTACTCCTGTAACCAGTCAATGCACACCTTATAGCAGAAGGAGTAACATTATAAAATGACGCTGCTTCTTTTATCGACTTCCACTCTTTTATATATTCTCCATTTTCTTTCATTTGTATTATAGATACTCCATCAATAAACCTCATAGGAGGAATTGAGTCTTTTTTCTCGTAGCTCCAAAGAAAACCAACAGAGTGTCTTGTCTTGCCTTTACAATTACAGACTATATTACTCCTATCAGTGTTGTAGAATCTTGCAGCGTCAGATATACTGTCCCATTCTTTTATAAACGTTCCATCCTTATTGTATTGATAAACTTTTTTATGCTTGCCATTTTTGATTCCGAATTTCCCGATATTTGCCTTTTTTATAGCTTCTACCATTTTGGTAAAAGAGATTGGGTTATGAGTATTCTCCATAGGAGTACACCACCTAAGATTTTCAACACGATTATCTGTTTTAATTGTGTTTATATGGTCTATATATGGCTTATTCTCTGGGTTAGGAATGAATGTCAAAGCAACAAGGCGATGAACCCTATAGTTCTTTCCATGTAAATTGACAAATAAATACCCAAGCGTCTTGTTAAGCATCAATGAAGACAAACGATGCTTTATTATTGAATAAACATTACCCATATTAGATACTTTATACTCACCTTCGTAACCAGGAATGTCTTTCCAAATTTCTTCTTTCATACACCTAAATATCTTTGATTGTTAGAAACTTCATGCTGGATATGCAGCAATGCTATATACTCTTCAGAAGAGGGAACATAAATACCGGCTACGTTGCTAGCCCAGTTTCTGAAACGTTCGATAGCCTCAGATAACTCTTCTTTCGTAAGCTTTGCGGTCGATATTACGTATTCCCTATCTGTTCCGAGCAGATCATCGTGCTTCTTCCGCACGAACAAGTCTCTATTGACAATCCTCTTGAAGTAACAGGTCTTGACTTCATCTAGAGTGTTGCCGGTCTGCAAGCCGAAGTAAGCGAGGATTGTATGAAGGTACTTCAACTGCTGAAGTGTTTTTGCCTTCTTTTCCACGACCTCTACCATACTCTGCTTTTCAATCAGCTTCTCTATCTTCAGTCTGAGATTCTGTACTTCAAGAGGATTCTTGGTATTATACATCATAATATTTCAGCATTGAATGTATCTTTAATCAGTTTCAGCTTGGATGCCAGGTCAGAATGGCAAATCATCAGAGTTCCCTTGCGGCTGAGCTGGCTGCTTTGGTGGAAACGGATTACTTGAATCCGTTTGACCGGAAGCTCCGGCCATAGCTGCCTGTTGTGCTGCTTGGGCTGCCTGGGCGTCTGTCTGAGGATTTCCAACATTATAGCCACCTTGAACAGGAGTCTGCTGACCCGGACGAATAATATTCCAAGCCTTGATACTGTTAAACCAACGATCCTGGTACTGTCTTGCATCGATATCAAACTGAACGGTGATTGTCTCACCACCCTTGATATTAAACTGAGCTATCCTGTCAGCACCGAAAACTTCGAAACAGAGATGCTTTGGATATTGCTCCTGTGTTTCGATAACAAAAGACTGTGATTTCCATTCTCCTCGCTGCGACGTTCCCGAACGCTCAGGAAGAACGGCAATCACGACACCTGTCATTTCCATATTAATCAATTTTTGTGTTATATAAATACTGAGTTAAACCTCTGAGTTCGCACCAATCCAAGAATTGGTCTAGGAGGTTATGAATATCCTGCTCCATCCCGTCATATCGGTAAACACGGATAGCCGGAGTGTAAGGTATGAGCGGAAGACCACGAACATCATACCCGTGCTTTTCGAGCTTATAGCCATCAAAGCAGAAGAGGTCAAAATCGAAGATATCTGCACCGAACATATCAAGATAGAATCTCCATTGACAAGAGTCGTAGTACTGGCTATCAGAAGGAGCACTATACTTTGTCTTGATGTCACGGAGCTGCAATCCGTTCACCATATCGGCACACCCGGTTACTACGGCTCTACCATAGTCTTTATACTTACGTATCTCATGGAATGCCTCGATGTTTTGGTATCGGTAATCCAGAGCAACCTTAATCTGTGACATATCAAGCGTCACCGGGTATCCTTCTATATCAAAAGTTCTACCCTCCGGCACAGGTTCCTGCTTTTCCTTACCATAGTAAGTAAACGTTCGGTAACCGGCAGGTGCGACAACGCAAGGTTGACAACCAGTCTCGACGATGGCGTGAAACGCAGTTCCTACCCTAGTATACTCATTGCCTTGAAACTCGCCAACAATATTATCAATAACACTCTGCTCGGTTATTTCATAATTATCGTGTTCACTCTGGTCGATGTATCTTCTAAAAGCCTCAATAGTTGTCACTCGAACGAGTGGCTTACTACTTTTTCCCATCGTCAGCAGGTTTAGCCTCTTCATTCTTCTCTGTCTTCTTGGCGGCAGATTTCTTGTCCTCGGAAGGCTTAGTGAACTTGTTGTCAGTAAAGACGAATCCCTTTGCAGTGAGAGCGGTGTTAATCTCGTTGAAGAACGGCTGCTTCATAATCTGTGGGAGCTCCTTGCAGTCAGCCAGGAGTTTTGCAGCAGACTCATCATCCTCGACCTTCGCAAGCTCTCCACGCAACTTAGTGATAAGCTCGTTGGCCTTGCGCTGTGCCTCAGACTTAGACTGAATAGACTGCTTTACCTTCTTAATGATGTCTGCCATGAATGTTGCAAACTCAGGAGAAGTAGCATCAGGAATCTCTGTCATAGGAATCTGAGCGACATTCTTACCGACGTAGTTGTCGTTAGGCTCGAACGATACTGTGCGCTTTGCATTAATGAGAGAGATGAAACCGACCTGATCCGCAATACGGAGAAGCAAATCCTTGGACTGACCGGTACAATCTGGAGAGTGCTTGATAATATCACCCTCTGACTGCTCCTTATCGTGGCAGATAAAGATTATATCCGAACCATTCTGACGGAGTACGTTGACGAATGCTTTGAAGTCATCAGCCATACGGCCAAACTTCTTCAATGTGTTCTTCGCCAGTTTGTAGTCGGTCTGAACTGCATAAGTTGAAAGATAGTCATCAAGCGTTGCCTTTGCGGTGTCAACGATGATTGTCTTGTATGAGTTCATATGATTCTGAGCACCCAAGATGTCTTCCCATCGGTTGGCTACGAGGGTATCTACTCGCTGAACACTGCGGTCATAACCTCTGTCTGTATCTACGAGCAAAGGAACCTCTGCTGTAGTTGCAACTGATGTTTTGCCTGAACCAGGCTGACCATAAAGAACAATAATAACCGGACGTTCTGGAGTAACGTCATTTTTTTTAATAATTGGCATTTATTTTTTTGTTTAAAAATTAATCACTGATACTTCCATTCCCAGTCTTTGCAAACGTAATCTCCATTGTAGCTTGCGTAAGGATCAGTACAAATCTGAAGGAAGATACAATCGTGACAACTCCTCTTATAGTGGAGAGCGAATCTACTGTTTGCCATGCCGGGAATGATTAATGTATTCTATCTAAATATCTGAAGTAAGTTTCCACGGTCGCCACATCACCTTTTTCGTTTACGTAATCGTAGTGAAGTGGAACCTTACCGAGTTTTCTACCCTCACCTTCAATGTAGTTGAGGTATGCCGCCTTTCGGGCCAGCTGTACCGACTTGCTTCGTGGAAGTTCCATGATGCACGCATGCACCTTACGCAAGTCAAGTACAGCAAATGCCATCTTGGCGGGCATTTTTGCTATTCTGTTATCCATTTCTGTCATTACACTTCCATAATAGGAATCTCAGGACAGAGCTTACGAATCTTGTCAAGCTCCGTATTGATGATCTTGTCGCGGGATTCTTCGATGATACATTCTGCATCAGCAGAGATAAGCGTCAGTAATGCCATGTTGCCTTCGACGTGAGCGATAGTCTCGATTGAAAGCTTCTCAGGCTCTGCGCCCTTGAAAATAGGAATATTGATAGTGAACGATGGAGGAAGATTAGAGTCTACAGCCTTCTCATAGTTGTCAGTCACGGAACCATTGTCGCTGTATTCCTTCTTGATTGTTGTCTGAACCTTCGCCGAGAAGCTCTTGAGGAGATTGACGAGTTCCATGTTCTTCTCCTTCGTCTCGAAGAAAGAACGATTGAGTCGGAAGAAGTCACCAAGCTGTACCGGTTTCCACAACTGACCGTCATTGATATGGAATCCCGAAAACTGACGAGACAGCTGAATAGAGCCGATGATAGTCTGTGTAGTGCGCTCATCATTCTCGTTTGTAACAAGAGTAACAACGAGCTTCTCTCGATTAACCAGGATATGCGTATGCTCTTTGTCAATCTGCTCTGTACCCCAACGCTTTTCAAGGAAGGCATAGATACAGGTAATAACACCGTCTACCTGAAGATTAAGAGGCTCCTTTGCAGGAAGCTTATAAGGGTTCTCGTTACCTACCTCACGGAGAACAATCTCCGCATGATCCTGTCCAGGAGCGAGGTCTATCTGCAATTTTTCATTGTTCATTTTACAAAATATTTTAGAATTTAGAAACTATGTGAAAGCAGACTACATAGCCTGCTTGTCACGATTAAGTGAGTATACATTGCTAGGGAGTTCGTCACGTGTTGCCGGACGGGAAGAAACAAGATTGCCCTCCTTGTCATAGAAGGCTGTCATCTTTGCTTCACGGTCAACGAACTTGTAAACCTTCTCGTTAACCATGCTACCCTTCTGTTTGATTTCCTTAAGGAGAGAAGAAATCTCTTCCTTGATAGGCTTCAGCTCTGCCTTTTTCTGCTCACGGAAATCCTTGATTTCCTCCTCGATGTCAGATGCACGTGCAGACTGAAGGGCGAACAGGTCCTTCTTCTTCATCAGCTCATCAGAGTTAAATCGCTTGATGAACTCCATTTTCTCAACAGAGTCCGCGTTGTTGGCGAGGAAATCCTCACGCTCCTCCAGGTCCTCATACTCGTGACCGAGGGTTGCTGCAATAGTTGCTTTTTCTTTTGCCATTGTTATATGAATTAATGTGTTAATACTCGGCGCCAGCGTCCACGCTTGAATTTCTTGACTGCGTGGATTCCGAACAACTTTGGTGTTGTTACGCCATTCATTACAGGAAGCACGTTATCCTTCTTCAGAAGTCTTTCGAAATGTGAAGAAGTGACAGGAGCGTGGCAGATGATGTTCTTCTTGACATCATATAAGTTGCTGTACTTTGATACTGCGCCCATTACTCGCCCTCCTTCTTTTTTGCAACCAACTTCTTGATGTAATCAATGAAGCTCTTTGCCTCTTCGCCAGTAATCTCGATTGCGCCGGCGACCTCTTGGGCTTCCTCTTCATTCTCGCCAGGAGCTTCCATCTCAGCCTCCTTTTTCTTAAGGCGAACGCCAAGTAGTGCATTAGGATTGTTGTGCAACAATCTATCGAGAATCAGTAAACAATGAGTCTTTTCAAGCGAAGTATCCTCACGAACGACCTCATCAGTACTTTCGATGATTTTCATCATCTCGTTGTACTCTTCTGCGGACTCGCAGTTCTTTGCGAGCATCTGAATAACCTTGAAGCGGTCAACTTCAAAAGTCAACTTAATCTTTCCTTTGTTCATAATTTAAAATATTTAGAATTAAACTACTAGTCTTCCTGGTCCCAACCAAAAAGATGTGCTACGAATGATACAGCAGCAAACATAACTACTGTGGTTAGTAAACTAATGAAAATTATACACATATCTTTTAGATTTTACACCTTATTATATAATAGCACAATCGGACGGTGGATAATCAACGATTTTCCACTCATCCTTCTTTATCTTGATAGCCTTACGGAATATCACAACAGACTCGCCGTTATGACGTTTCCTATTGTGAGCGATAAGTCTTGCTACCACAGCTTTCGTAGTTATCGAAAACTCTCTGAGCTTTGAGGTATAGAGGCTCTTGACATCACATATCACAATCTTCTCGCCTTCCCGGTAAACGAAGTCGGCAGTATAGTTATGCCCGTAAAGCAATGACCTCCTCTCGTACTTAACCTTAGTCTTAAGCTGCTTTGGTTTCATCATCCATACCGGATTGATTGCCGTGATGGTTACCTGTCTGTGAATGCAGCTTATGCCAGGATCATCGAGTATGGTCTGCAAGTACAGGTACTCTTCTCTTGAATCGTATTCGTTCCCGTCAGGAGCGTAATACTTCTTTGAACCTACGCGTCCCATGTCTTGCCGGCCTCCGCTCCGGGATTTTTAAAAAGCAGATTGATAGCCTCAGATCCGTACCTCTGCCACATTTTGTTACCCCACTGAATGAGATACTCACCCTTTCGGGCTTCGAGCTTACCGTCCGTACGTTCCGGTTTAAGGCGAACAGTAATATCCCTTCCGTTCTGTTCTATGCTTTCAACGCATTCCAGATTCCGAAGAGCATTAATGTTTTCCTTGCTGATTCTTATTATGTTTTTAACTTTCATCTATAGTAAAACCTCTCCGTTTAGCCAACCACGCAAGGCAGGAGAGGTGATTGCACGTGGTTATTGTGAGATGGAGTAGAAGTCAATGTTAAAGGGAGGAGGGACAATAGACACCCTCACTCCCAAAGATAATCAAAAACTGTAAATTTATGGCACTCACAATTAAGTGAGCCACATGCAGGACTCGAACCTGCGGCCTGTCGGTATCTTGGACTGCTCTGACCAACTGAGCTAATGTGACTTGTACCTCCTACTTTCACAAGCAAGAGGATATTAATACTCAAATTTAAATATAAATGACTTATAAGAAAAAGTGCCGACCTCTGTCAGCTAATGAAAAAATATTTTTTTTTGAAATTTACCTACTTGGGAAGCCCAGGGGAGACTCCAACTCCCAACCTCGCGGAAAGTACCACGGCTCTATGCAGTTGAGCTACTGGGCGACGCATAAGTTAGTTAACCAATCAAAAATCTTGAAATACGAAAGAAAATTGGGAAGAGAGGATGGATTCGCACCATCGACCTCCAAGGAACCTTCCCCTGGCGCTCTACTACTGAGCTACTCTCCTCAGAAATAAAAAATAATCTATTCTAAAATAGATAGACGTACCCTATCTTCTCAGACCCCAGATACGCAAAAAACAATCTTTTCACATATAAACAATTTAGATCTTTAAAAATAAACATTTGTGGCAGGTACAGAACTCGAATCTGTGACCTCTAGGTCATGAGCCTAGCGAGCTACCAACTGCTCCAACCTGCGATGTGTGCAGCCTATCTTCACAGACGAGCTGCATTTTTAATTGAATAAATTAGAATACAATGAATTATATGTTGGAGGAGACGGAGGACTCGAACCCCCATCTCACGACGATAAGAACGGTATCATCTAGTTGTCGCTGTGCTTCCAATTACACCAGTCTCCTCTGAGTTGTTATATGAATGATGAAGATAAATCATCTTTTTGGATTTTTCAGAACTTTTCCATGTTCACCAGACTGCAACGTTTTGGGCAGTGCTTGCACCGACAATTCTTCGTTCCGGTGTAGTCCGTCTGCTTACTTGATGCAGATTAGCTGGATTTTCGTATGTCGTGCGTCCTTTCGCCAGGTCCCGGCATCCATTGATGCTCTCCAGTTACTTCTTTTACACGCATACTATTTCTGTGCATCAACATGTCAAAGAACTATCTTCCATGTCCGCTCAATGAAACTCTCATCTGACGCAAGATTGTCGCTGCCCGAACGACCTACTTTATAAGGTATAAGGACTTACCTTTGCGCCGTCAGAGAGGAATTCAACTACTAAACGGAACTAAAAAAAAGAGTGTGACTGAGGAGGGACTCGGACCCTTCGACCCTCGGTTTAGGAAACCGATGCTCTATCCAACTGAGCTACTCTGTCTGATTTGGGGCGAAAGAAGCTAAACGAACAGACATCGCCCCAAAGTGTCTACCGCTGTAGACGTAAACAAAATAACTAACAACATGCTCTCACGAGCAAATGAAACAAATCTATAACTTTAACCATACCAATATTTCAACACACTTTATGCTCTTCAATGAGCTCATCTATATCAGACTTTTTAAAGAATGCGGTGTTACCTATCATATAATGATGAATCTGACCGCTCTTTCTCAAGTCGTGTATATATCCTGTGCTCATTCCAATATACTTGGCGAACTCTTTTGTTGAGAGCCATATCTTTTCAACAGGCTCTACTGATACTTTCTTGCGAGGCATAGGCTATTTCTCGATTAATGGAAGAATATCATGTTTCTTCAACTCATCATACAAGAATAGTCTTCCTTTCTGAGTCCACTTTGTGTGCATTACAGAACCCGCACTGCCGTCACGATGAGTGATAGGAACTGTTTCTGACTGAACATAGCCACAAGGGAGATACTTTGCGTAAAGAATCCACTGACCGCCAACTTTACGTTGAACACCGAAGTTTCTTAGCAAGATATTGAACGCCTTTGCTGACTGACCGTAGTCTTGGGCAATCTGTGTCGTCGTAACGGTCTCCTTACTCGAAAGGATTGTATCAACATAGCTAACCTTTGGCTGCATCTCGGTAATTGTAGCCGAGAGTTGAACAATCTCTTCATTCTTTGATTCGAGAGCAAGCTGCTGCTGTTCTATCTTCTCCTGCTGCTTTGCTGCAAGCATGAGAGCTTCTGCGAAAGACTGAGGAACTTGATATTGCTCCTTCTTTTCCAGCTCTTCCCAACGAAGGACAAGCTTTGCTCTCGCCTCGTCATTAAACTTTGTTGCAATGTAGAGACATTCTGTTTTTGATAGTTGGTAATAAGGAGTCATCTTATAGCCTCCATTATTAGTTTCAACCTCTTTTTGCATCAGCGCAAACTTGCGCCCTTGCACTTTTTCCCAAGCAGCTTCCATGTTTCGTATAGAGCGCATAACATCTTTATGCTGCTTCCCTGTAATCTCTGCAATTTCGAGAGATGTCATTGTATCGGTTCTTCCGAGTTTAATAATTTCTTCCATACTTTAATCTTTTAAAGTTTGTTACTCAACCGGAACAGCTGTAATAATCGCCGTATGGTTCTTGTAATCTGCCGAGGTTGAGTATTTAAGCACACCCTTCGGCAAATCTTCGTACTGAGCAAGCTGATAAGCATAAGTTACTGCCGACCGAACTGCTCTTGCGGACTCAAGCAGGAAGACTTCAAATTTCCCTGGTTTGATGCCCAATATGTCCTGTTTTGTTATTCTTGCGACCTTTTTCATCTTGGTTACTTAAATAATTCATTAAAAATTTGGAGGTATGCGAAAAAAGTCGTATATTTGCAGTGTCAATGTAAAGTACGTACTTTCGGTCGCACAAGCCTCCGTTTGTAACGGCTTTGTTGGTTACTCGACCGTTAACGAGTGCAAAGGTACGAAAACTTCGGTAAACTACCTAATGTTTCGGTAAAATACTTCGGTATATTACCGAATTTTAACGTTTCGAGTCGATTTAGTTGCAAATATAAAACTAAGAAGCATTATGGGAACATTAAATTCGGTACAAGAAAGGTTAGATTACCTCATCAAGATTAAGAAGATGAGTGAGAATGCCTTTATGAAGGCTACAGGAACCAACAACATCGGCAAGATGAGAAGCGGAAAGCTTTCAATATCCGAGGGAACGATTAGTAAAATATGCAATTCCCTTGGAGTCAGCTATAGCTGGCTGAAGTATGGAAGTGGAAGTATGGATGGAAGTATGGTAATTCATCTAAGTGACGAAGCGCACCGAAAAATGGAGGAATCCATCAAAGATGCACTCACACACGGCGTGCCAATGCCTCAACTTATAAATACAGGCAATGTAGGCGATAATAGTCAGAATATAACAACCGGAACAGAACGGGCAAAAGAGCGAGAAGAGCAGTCTTTAATAGACAAGAATGCTCAGCTCATTCAGATCATCAACGCACAGAACGAGACTATCAAGTCTAAGGATAGCGAGATTCGTCTTCTCAGGAAGATTCTTGCAGATAACGGAATCGAAGTATAACATTATTATATATAAGGATTATGAAGAAGGTATTATTAGCAGCAATGATACTTCTTGCAGGAGCATCATTCACATCATGCAGCAGTAGCGATGATGACGACAATGAGAAACAGGAACAGAAGTTTGATGCCAGCAAGGTTATGAGCGGCAAGTGGAAACTGAGCAAGATTCAGGATTTCCCCATTCCGATAAACCACTACTCCATTCAGAAGGGAAATACAATCTCATTCTTGGATGGCGGCATCCTTCGCACAGAAGGAGATTTCTCTGTAGTAATCAACGGAGACGCAGCCAGACCAATGACGATTCCGTTCGGTAGCTACAAGACCTGGAAGGCTGATACCGCTTACAAGCAGGACGGAACCGTTGACACTGGTACTACTGCGGTGTACTTCGATGGAAGCGAAATGTACGTAGCCTACTTTGTTTCAGCAACGGAAATTGACCTAGTAAAGTTTGCAACAGAAAAATTAGGCATGGTGTACGTACTCACAAAAGTGCAGTAAAAATACGATTTTTGTGAGTAATATGTAAGTGCAGCATTATTCGATAGCCCTAAGTGTCAGAGCGTTAGCGTTTTACCAAAACATACGATAGTCTTCCCAAGCCTGTGAGGCGGGTTCGACTCCCGTATCTCGCTCCATCACTGATAATCAATCACTTACATCATTTTTCACCATTAAAAACATAGTAAAATCCACCATTTTCACCCACAAAATAGGTACAAAATCGTGCATAATGTACGTCAATGTGAGTAGTTTTGTGAGTAATATGTGAGTAAAATTGAGTTGTGAGTAAAATCTGTGAGTAAGTATGAATAGCATCAAGACATACGTTGAAGGAAAATCACTGAAGGTTTTCTTCATCATAAGTTATCAAGGAAAGAGATTCCAGGTCTATACCGGAATCACGAGTACGGTCAAGTTCAGCGGGATGATCTTCCCGAAGAGTGTTCCGAACGCAAGAGCCAAGACGGCAATGCTGGCAAGGCTGTTTGCGTCCGTAGAGGAATATATCTATATGAATGGAGAACTTCCGGTAGCAAGGATGAAGGACGAGATTAAGGCTATCATCAACGGAAGGACCGCATCCGTGGAGAAGAACATCCTCTACTACATCGATGAGTTCATCAAGACCAAGGCCAAGGACAGCACCAAGGAGATATTCCTCAGAACCAGGAAGAGGATAGAATCCTTCGATGAGCATGCGGACTTCGACAACATCGACAGGGACTGGCTTGAAAGATTCCAGGCACATGAGCTTCTGAAAGGCCGCATGAGCGGTGGAATCGCCATCGACCTCAGAAACATACGTACGGTGTTCAACTGGGCCATAGATAATGAGATTACCACCAAATATCCTTTCCGTAAGTTTTCCATCAAGACGGAGCGTCAGCAGTACCTGTATCTGAGTGCCGAGGAGATGAGGGAGTATCGTGACTTTCCGGTAGAGCCTTTCATGGAGAAGTACCGTGACTTGTTTATGCTCGGGTTCTATCTTATAGGCATCAACCTCTCCGACCTGCTCGAACTTCCTGCTGACTGCATCAAGAGAGGGCGCATCCAATACAAGCGCAACAAGACCGGCAGGCTCTACGACATCAAGGTTGAGCCGGAAGCAATGGAAATCATCAAGAAGTATAAGGGAAAGAATCATCTTCTGTGTATCTTGGATGACGGAACGAAGGAATCAAGCTTCCGAAGAACGCTAGGCGATTACCTGAAGAGAATCGGACCAACAGAAATGAAGAAGAATAAGCGTGGTGCATTGGTCAAGAAGGAGATCAAGCCACTTCACAAGGATATAATATGGTACACTGCCAGAAGAAGCTGGGCCACTATAGCGGCGAGCATCGATATTCCGAAGGAAGTTATCGGCAAGGCTCTAGGGCATAGCGAGTGGGACAACGATACAACTTCACTCTATATTCAGTTCGACAATAAGAAGATAGACGAGGCGAACCGAAAAGTCATCGACTATCTGAACAATGGTTAACAATGAAAATCCCCACGCCATCGGCAAATGACGTGGGGAAAGTTGTTTTATGACAAATATTTCAATCCTACAATAGAATTAATGCTGATTGCGGAATTTCTTGTATTCGATGTTTGCTTGGCGGATTTTGTTTTCTATATCAGCAATCGCTTCCTCGTGAGTCTTTATTTGTTCTAGAAAACCTCCTGTAGTCAGCTTTTTCTTGCATAAGAGAACCTTTGCCTCCTCCAGGCAATATCTTTCCTCCCATAAATCCCTACATAATTGGACTATTTTGAAGTATTTTCCATTCACATCAATCCAATGATTGTATTTTTCTTGCTCCGCAATCACCTCATTCTGCAACACCTTTACCTTACCTTTTGCCTCCTTCAGCTTTTCCTTTTTCTCTATCAGCTCCTTCTTCAGCTTCTCGTTGCAGCGGAGGATGTAGCAGAATTCGGCAGCAAGGAGAGTCATGAAGAAGCAATCAGCAAACATGTCCCAGATTCCAAGAAAGGCTTCCACAATACAGAAGCATAGCCCGATGACAATGCACACGACTAAGATGTCGATGCGGTCGAAAATCATTTTTAGTCTTTCTTTCATACGCTACAAATCGTTTTTATAATTATTGGTTACAATCCAGAAGCTCATTCCGATATTGAATATCAGCAAGAGAATAATGATGGCCCAGTACTGCCCGTCGGTAAGCTCTATGGTAAGATAATCAAAATCCTCGAAGTTCTTTCTATGCCATTCCTTTTCTACGATCGGACCGATATACTCTGCGTACTTTTCGAGATTTACGGGATTGCTCATAAACCAGTCTCTACTCTTAACGCCTACGACCGGGCTATCACACCATGAAAATGCGTTGCACCACTTTACATTCTTGTTTTTATCGATGCCGACACACACGACAAGTTCATTCTTATTGCCGCCCTGCCAGTATGAGCGCTGCTTTTCAACGATTTCTTCCGGCTTGTTCATAAAGAACAGGACGAACACCCTAAACTGCTTCCGCTCGCCATAGTATCCGTTCAGCCATCTCATCGCCTTCTCCTGATTCTTCGGGATCTTCAGTCCGAGAACAGGATTCTGGTCGTAAAGAACGATATCCGGATACTCGAACAGTCCAAGCTTGCGTGCCTGCTGATAATCAATATCCTCAAACTTAAAAATAGAACGTGAGGCTTTCACTTTATTCTTATAATCATGCTCCGAGGATAATGCGTATGAGTTTTCGATGGAGCCATCCCACGCCCATTCCTGAGCATCACCATCCTTAGTGTAGTAATCCCTGTGCATATCAATGAACACGCTAGGGGTTCCAAGAATTTTTCTGACTACATTGAACTCGTTGTCGGTCATAAAGTATTCCTCCTTGTTCCTAGCATCAAAATAAGTCCAACGTTCAGGGTGATTGTCAACATACGAGCAATCATACGTTTCCGTACGTTGATTCTTTCCGCTTCCAACGGTCCTTGTACACGTGCGGTGTATGTACTCATTCCAGGCATCGTAATGACGGATTCTTGTCACGTAGCTTCCGAGATACTCCGTGTCAGCAGCATTGGACTGCTTGAACACGAACTCCATGAGGATACCTAGGAGGATGGAAGGAACAATGAGTACTGCGTATTCCCACCAGGTGGTCTGCTTCCTGAAGAAAATCAACAAGAAAGCAGCAACCACGAATGGGATTAGAAATATGAATATTTCCATAAGCTGTTATTTCTTGAACAGGTCTACGTCGTTATCCTCTCCAAGTTGCATGATCATCTTTGTCTTGGATGAGGAGATAACCTTGTATTCGATAGGTTTTGCATCGGAGATGAACCATTTTGCCGGATATGTCTTCACGAGCGTCTCATGCTCACGGATGATATCGAGCATCCTCTCCTGTGATGTCTGAAACTCGGAGCGCTGAATCTCTATGGACTGCATGAGGTCCTTGTATAGCGAAACGTCGAAGTTAGGATTACTTTCCTTGATCCACTTCATAAGCGATCCGTCTCCCTTTGAGTATCTGCCCTCGATAAGTTTCGGATAGATGGACTCGAATGCGGACTTGTACTCATCCGTAACCTGTGCCTTCTGCTGAAGAACCTTCCACATCTTGTCGTGAACACCCTCAATCTTGCCACGCTGAGCCTCTGACTGCTGGCGAAGTGAGATTTCCTGGTTGTTGTAATGGAAATAACAACCGATAACTGAACCTGCGGCGAGTACTACTATTGCGAGTACTGATGCCAAAATAATGTTTTTTACACTCATAATGTTTAAAAATTTAAAAAAATATACTTAGTCTTTTATTTTAAAAATATCAATCAACACAAAAGCACCTAGGAAGAGGAACCAGATACTCTTCTCTCCATATGCCCTACTGACGTCAAATCTTACAGTTGGGACTAGGTAATAAGAACCTTTCAGAATATCACAGCTGAAGGCTATTATCCTCTTCTTGGTTCTGATTTCCAGACGGCCAGCACTCTTGTTTAGTCTTATTTTCATATACTTAATCTTTTTGGTTTGACAACTTGTTATTGAGCCTGATATAGAAGTCTTCCTCAGACTCTCCGTTCTCCTTGAAGTCGAGATTGTTTTCCTCAACGAAGTCAAGGATAGCCCAGACGCTCTTCCTGCCGAGATTCCTGAGTTTCATAAGCTCTAACCTTCCCCGGAGATTACGAACCAAGTCGCCTACGGTATATACGTCGAAGCCTTTGAGTGCATTCAGAATGCGGACAGAGAAGCCACATTCCTTTATATCCCTAGAAAGGATCAGCGGAGGAAGAACTGCGCTACTGACAGGCTTGTCACCTTTCGCGCGCCGGTATTCGTCGAAGCTTACCTGTAGCGACTTGATTACCTTCTTCAGGCGCTCAACCTCATACTGCAAGGTTCTGTTCGTTGAGAGCTCAGCAATGACAATATTCTCGTTGTAGGTAAGTTTGTTGCAAGTCTTTTCTGCAATCTGCCTGATTCTCGTTGCAGACACGCCGTACTTGACCGACAGCTCGTCATAGGTCATTCCGTTAATGATGTCCTTCAGAAGACTGGACTCACGATAGGTCAGATTCGGTAATACACCAAGATGCGACATTGTGTTGATTACACCGAACAGCATGCCTACAGCGTTTGCAGCCAGTTTACCGTTTGCGGTAGCTCTGTCTCTCAGTTCAGTGAGCTCGACGTTTATTGCGCGCTTGCGATACTCGACTTCCTTGAGCTTCTCGTCAATCATCTTCTCGTTTGCTGCAATCATCTTGTATTTCTGAGCATATTTCTCGATATCCTCGCTGTTGACATAGAGGATGCCGTGCTCGCCTACGTAGCTTCCAAGGATGCCTTCCTTGATATAATTACTTATAGTCTGTCTTGATACTCCAAGTATCTCGGCAGCTTTGTTTCTTGTTATTCTTGCCATGTTATTTCTTATTTTTTACTTTTATACTTCGTACTTACCATGAACTCTTGCGTGACAATTACGGCAAAGTACCTTAACATCGTTGCAGGTATATTCCCATGGGAGCAAACCTTTCTTGTAGCCTACGTGGTGTACCTGTAATCGCTCCGTAGAACCGCAAACCTCACACTTATGTCCACGAACTGCAAAAACAAACTGCCTGAATGCGAACCAGCGAGAATCCTGCAAGAACTCGTCATAGTTCATTTTTACAGCTTTTGTCCTAGCATTAGCTACCCTTCTTTGGTATTTCTGTTTACTTTCCCGCTTTCTTTGCTTTGGAATACCTAAGAGGACCGCCTGGTCGTTCTTTCGTCTCTGACTCACGACACTATTTCTAGCATCAACCAATGCTGTCCACGACTTAGTACGGACACCTTTCGAGGTAGTCCAGTCTCTAGTCTCGAACTCTTTATAGAGAGAAAACGGGTCGATATCATAGCCCTTTCTCTCTATGTAATCACAAAACTCCTCCAATGATGGAGTATCTCTAACAATATCTTTTTTCATAATCTCTACAATTTATGACATTAATATTCTTTTCTAAAAAGGCTCAGGTCCGCTCCCCTCGAAGTCTCCCTCTGCCACTACTATTATTATATGTTACTTTTTACCCATTATCATTTTCCTCTCGATTTTCTTCTGATCAGAACCGCTTTTTGCCTTCGAAATCTGACTCTTGAGAGTCTTGTATTTGTTGGCGCATCTAAGTTGTCCTTTCCTGTATTTTGCAGAGATGACAATGAGTGTTCCGTCTGCTGCGCGGAAACTCTGATTGTTTGTACACAAGCACGCATCAACGTTCGCCTCCGTGCATTGGATTATCTTTTGTACTGCTCCAGACTTAACGAGAGACTTGACGGCTTTTCTCGCCTGATACAACGTACCGTTAATGTCTTGTGCCATCTTGGCGTTTGAATAACTTCCGGTGTACTTCTCATCGAATGGTTTCTTCAACATACGAGCTTCCATCTTTCGGGCGTTGCGTACACTTTTAATCGAGTGCCCGTTAACAGCTCTACCATGCGTATTGATGACTTCTTCGATAATATTAATCTTGTTACTCACGACAACCTTGCGCACAAGACCCTTAAGGTTCGGTAGGCTGAGTTTGCTTATTTCCCCTCTTCTTGTCTTGTAGCTATAATTGTAACTCTCGTGAATCTTGTTCGCTATGATTCTTCTCACACCGAACTTGTTCGTATCTATACGGCAATAACCGAACTCAACAGCTGAATCCAGGTATCGCTTGAAATCTTTCTTATTGAAACCAAGAGCATTCGCTGCCTGGTTTGTTGTTCCAAAATGAAGGTCTGAAGAACGGAACAGGAACTTTATCTTAAGGGCAAAGCAAAACGCCGCCAAACGATTGTCATCGCTCAGTGCAATCTGTGCCTGCTTAATTCCTATTCTGATATTTTTCATTACCTCATTTAAAATTAAAAACTCCAATGGACCAGAGGTAGAGGTTAGTCCATCGGAGTTATATTTTGGCATATGTGATCGCTCATACGGTTGCCAATCCGAATAGCGTTTGTGAATCCTTTCGTGCTTACTACTCAGCCTCTACACCTTTCACTTGCACTGCAAAGATACTACGATTTTCTATTCCGTGCAATAGTTTAGTTTATGCCATAAACCGTACTTATTAAAGTAAAAAGTGAGGACAAACGTTTTAAAGATACTTGTATAGCTAAATGTTTCAAGCGAAGTAAAAATAGCTGATTGTAATATTCATTAAAGTACAGAATATTTACAATTAACGTAGTTTAAGAAAAAAGTGTGATTTTCGTTGCTTTTTTGGTGGTTATCTTAATAAAATAGCCGCCTATCTACAAGTGAATAAGCGGCTATTTATAGTCTAGAACTTCCATTCTATTATCTTGTATTGTACATCAGGAGATTCTTTCTTCATAGCTAAATATCGCTGCTTGTTACAAATTCCGTTCGATTTAACTTTCCTTATTAGTTCCTCTGCCTCATCTCTATCTCCAAACAAGTCGGCATCAATTCTCAAATTTGCATAAAACAATCCTGGACGACCGAAGAAGTTGCTTGTAACGACCGCAATCTTTTCGTGGTTCTCGTTGTATACGGCCACATAATATACCTTTCTAATGCCGGGAATAACTTTCGAAAATTTCGATTTTAGTTCCTTGAATGAGATTTCTTGATGAGAAGCGTTATCTGGAAAGCAAAGGGAAATAGATTCTTTTAATTGCTCGTCCGTTGGACAATATATGTAGTCAGCAAGAATCGCCTCTGCATAATTATCGCACTTACTGAAATCGAATAGTAAGGAAACACCATCGGGAAGAAGGGTAAGATGCTTTGTCTTTCTTTCCATATAATCCGCTTATCCGTGATGCGTAGGGCTTAAAAATTATTACTCGTCAATAATATCACATCCATTGATGTTTATGTATTCAAAAACGCCTTTATTCTTGCGTTCCTCGTTCCACTTTGCAACTTCTAACTTTGTGACAGAATCACGACCAATGAGTTTCGCTGCATACTTTAGAGCCTCATTTTTATTCTTAAACTCTTCTCTGTGATATTTTCCGTCTACATACGAAGTCAATACAGAGCGACAGTTGAAGTATTTGCCTTCTGCGTCGTTTGTAGCATAGACCTCACACATTTCCTCTTCCACTATGAAATACACCTTCATGCCATCATAGTGCTTTTCGAGAAGATTATTGAAGTCTGTCGCTCCCCATGCCTCCTCTGCCTCGATGCTCAAGATACCATCTGACAGCTCAATATACTGGATGAATCCACGAATGTAGCTATCACCAATTTCCTCGCCAAGAGCCAGGACAATGTTTCCTTCCCAGTTCTCAGATGCTCCTTCCTCCATTACAGGACGCTCTTTGATCATAAACGCCTTGCAAAGGTTGTTTAACTCCTGAAGGTCCTTTTGGTTGCCTTCAATACGATAGCTTGTTGATGCCCAATTTGCCATAATTCTTATTTTTTTTAAGTTATTAATTGCAGGAGCCGAAGCTCCCTATTTTTGGCTAATCGGGGCCGTTTTAAAAAATCCCCTCCTACCCTCACGGGCAAGAGAGGACGCTCATTTAAACAAATCTAGCTATGAAAAACTAGAAATATCTTATTTTCCGCACTTAACAACTTCGAAAACACGATGCTCTCTGTCGGCGGAAAGTCTATTACCTTCTTCATCGCATATGTGGCCATCTTCGTTGACCCATAGCTTCTGGTTGAACATTTCTTCGCACATTCCCAGGATCTTAAGATATTCCTGTGCCTCGAAGATGACGTTCTTGCCATCACGCTCTGCCATCTTGAAGTTTTCGATAAGGTCAGGATTCAGGTCAGGTGCAGTGATGTCGTACTCATCCATTTCATCGTGATAGTGGATGTTGAGAATCTCCAACTCTTCCACCATTGCGGAGTTCGTACCAATCTCGCCAGTCAGAGCCTTCATAACGGTCTCCTTTTCTAGCTTTTCGTACTTCTTCCGACACTCATTGATGAGTTTATTCAACTCTTTTTCTGTATAATCTTCTACCATATTCATTATTTTAATTGGTTAAACAATGGCAGGAGATGGCAGCTAACCACCTCCAGTTTTAGCTTAATCCTCATCTAGACCGTTATCGAGGTCTTCTTCATAGACGCCGAACAATCTCAGTGTATTGCTGTCAATCTCGGTCTTACCGACAATGTAGCGCTGTGTCATCTGTATATTAGGCATACCGTTACTGGTATGTCCCATCATGACGGCAATCTGCTCAAGAGGCACTCCCTTCTTTGAAAGATTCGTTGCGAACGAGCGTCTGCCGGTATGGGATGATACGAACCGATACTTCTTTCCAGTCTCTTCCTTTCCGGCTTTGAACACCTTTGTATTCGTGTCTATTCCGCAGTCACGACAGATATCGCGGAGTGCTCTATTGAACGTCCTTTCACCTATCTCACCCGGAAGAGGCTCGTCACCAGTACCGCATACGAGGAACGGACGTAGCTTCTTGTGAAGAGGAACCCTTACCTCGGTCTTTGTCTTCTGAGTAACATAGACGAGGAAGTGTCCGGTATCATCTATGTTCTCTTCCGTCATTCTCTGGCAGTCGCTGTAACGTGCGCCACAGAGACATTCCATGATAAACATTCTCTGAACATATCTTTTTGTTTTCCCGTGAGGGTTGTACTTTATGATTCTGTTTATCTCCTCATCAGAGAGATATACAGACTGGACCGGCACAGCCTTCGCTCTAAGTATTCTGCCGAACGTAGGACTAGGAATTTCCCTGGTAGCATCGTTCTCACGTATCACAGCCTTGATGGTTGCACATACGGTTCTTGCCGAGTTAGGAGCGTAGTTCTCCTGGATCTTCTCGAAGAGGTCACGGAGGTTGTCGTCGGTGATATCTTCCCATAATGGCTTATGTCCAAGCATCTCTTCGAACATTCTTACAACCTTAATAAGCTTCGGATATTTCCAGATGTATGCGCCATAGAACGTGTCATGCCTCCAGGCGTTGCTGTGATAATTGGCGAACCAACCCTGCTTGATGGCAGTCTTGTACTTCTGCTGCTGAGTGTAGCTCAGAAGTCTCTCCCAATCTCTTGTCTTGATTCTTATTTCTTCTGTCATAATTCTATAATTTTGGTTACTAGTGGCAAAGATACGAAAAGTTTATAATATAAACCATCGTCTTTGCCGTTTTTAACGCTAATTTAACCTTCCGAAGCAGTCTGCTTCTCGACTGATACGAGTTCTATCGTATCTTCATTCCAGTCATTCCATACCTCTGCATAGTCATCTGCCTTATCTTTGGCATCTCTTTCTGATTCTGCAAGGAATACATAAGGCTCATCCATGTCAGCAGTAGTTCCGTCTTCATAGATGAATCTGTACTTTGCCACATAAGTGCTGACGTATCCACTCAGTTCGTTATTCAACCCGGTCGCAATATCAGCGAGTAGCTCGACCGATACGCAATCGTCCAATGCACCTACCTTGTGAGGTTCTTTATAATAGCCGGCACCGACACTTATGGTGAAAACCGGGATATCGGTATCACCACTACCTAACTCTACAATATCTACAAGACTGCTATTGTTGACTACTACAGGCCAGCCAAGTTCTTTCTTCTGCACATTGTGCTCTCTCATTATCTCACGGATGGTGCATGCAAGTTCCATCTTTGCCGTTGAACGCAACTCGTCAATCTTGTCTTCCAATACTTTTCTATCCATAATCTTAATATTTTGGTTTGACTTGATGCCCACCGTTCCCGGCAGGCTTGTTTGGCTTACTGGTTCTCTACGATATGATTGGCAATCTCAGCCTCAATGTGTTCCTTGAACCATCTGCACGCAGCATCAAGCTTCCATCTGAGGTCGTCATCGTGTATATAGCTCGTCATTGTGCGGGCATTCTCGATATCCTGGAGCATCCCACACACTCCATAGTGATACTTCTCGTCCTCATAGAGCTTGTAGTCAAGCTTTCGAACTAAAGTACATTCATCCTCGGTTACATCGAACGTATCTCCGTCATCGTCCTTGAGTGATATTCGGTCTCCTGATATATCATCTACGGTGCATATCTTGAAATTCTCGTACCACTTATCGAAATCATCAGGATCCGGATTGTTCCATATAACCTTGTCGCCAAGCGTTACGCTGTTTCCGTTAACGTCCGAGAACTCTCCCTTCCAGTTGATTCCATTGCCCTCGTACTCATCGATAAGACCTAGCCAGTCCTCATCGGTTGCCTTGTCCAGGCTATCGAGGTCTTCCTTTGGAGTTTTACTGTGTCTGCGGAAGCAGTTTATTGTGTCCAATGTCTCACCTGGGTAATCATTCTCGGATGCGAATCTCTTTACTCTTTCAATATCAGTCATATTCATAAATTTTAATTGGTTAATACTGGGAGCGTGAAACAATAATGTTCCACGCCTTGTTTGGCTTTACACCGGCAGAGACACGATATATTCTTTCTTTTTCTTTCGTGTTCTGCTCTTCACAGTGAATCCGCAAAAGTCTCTCAGCCACCCGGCAGCATTGCCGATGAAAGGCTCGTTCACTACAAGGATAGGACGAAGCATCCCGTTCTTCTTCATGAACTGATAGTCGATGAAGTCGAACGGGTCATCCGGATCCTCACTCTTCTTCTCCCACACGCTGACATCGAGATAGTCGATGAAGTCTCCTTCTGGCGGGTTATCCATCTCGATGAATCTCTTCGGCGTAAGGAGAATCGTATCCTTAGGCTCGTGGGTCATAAAGAAATTCTCTATAACCTCGTTGAACTTGTTCATGTCCATCTGTTTCTGGACAATGCCCTTTCTTTTCATAATGTCGGAAGCTTTGAGCATTCTTGTACCTCTTCTTGCTGTTGCCATAATTCACAAATTTTAATTGGTTAGACATAGTACCCCGTCATTTCGACGAGGATTTTGGCTAGTGTGCGAGGAATCCTACCGCCTGTCCTTTCCCGATAGACCAGCACAACCTATCTTCCTTCAGACACTCTGTGCAGTTTCCGGTACACAGACGTGTTCCTTCCGGAGCAGACGTTCCGCTCTCGAAGATAGGATGCGCCTCCGGAAATCCGTGGCGGTTATCCATCTTGAGACCAAGCCATCCGCTGAATAGGATGTGCATGTTCTCAGGAATGACGTTGCCCTCATCGAGATACTCGTTACACACATCGAACATCTTCGTGAACGCCAGGAACTTGGTATCCTTATGCTTGCGAGCAATCTCGCACATCTTATCAAGATACCATTTGTCCTGTATGTCGCCGCCGATGTGGAATCGGAATGTGCACGAGGGAATCGGTAGTCGAGATACCCATCAATTTCCTTGAAGTATCGCTCGGGATCCTCATGGTAGATTGCAGAATTGATAGCTCTCGTCTTGATGACCTCCTTGTAAATCATGTCATTGCGCAGGTCGTAGCAGCTCTTGGAGCAGATTGAACAGTTACCGCAATCCATGACCGGAATGAGCGACACGGATGGGATAGCTCCCAATTTTGTGTTGCCATCGCTGATCTTGACATGCAAGTCGCTGACGTTCTCTAATGCGTTCTCGTAAGCTGCCTGTGCCTTTGACAGACGAGTCTTCATTCCTTCCTTACCTAATGTCCAGTAATTTCTACTCATAATTCTAATTTGATTGGTTAAACTTTGCGAACAAAAACCGGCGTGTCTCACGACAGACCGGCTTTGAACCATTTAAACAAAATTTAGTTATGATATGAGTAGTCAGCCGCTGCTAACGACTGACCTTTTGGCTAATTTTTCGGTACATTCCAGTGGAATGAAATCGTAGCTTCATCTTCGTAGATGGAGAACGATATTAGTAGTTTTGCGTCTCCCTCACGCTCGTCATCTATGTACTGCTTGTACGCCGGAACCATGTAGGTCGTTAGGTGACATTCGTCTTCAGTCAAGTTTTTTATGACTGCATTTCCGAAATCATCAAGCTTGTCCGTGCTTCTGTAGGGCTGCGGGATGCATTTCAGCTCGACAACATTGTTCTTTACGGTGGCCATTACCGGAACACCGGCAATGAATCCTAGATACGTATTACCTGAGAATGCGTAGCTTCCGTCGTCGAACATATTCTCTTCCCACCAGTCCAGCATGACATTCTTGTTGTCAAGGGGTGCTGGAGTAAGCTTGTCTACATAGATTATCTTCTTGATCTTCTTCATAATTCCTCATTTTATTTGGTTAAACATTGAATCGGTTACCGAATCAGTAACCGACTTTTGGCTAGAATGGTCCCCGGCTGGCGCCTTACTCTATAAGTTCGATCTAGAGAGCTTTAGCTCGAAGGATTACCTCCAGTAGTGACTGGAGGAGATCCTTCGTTGAAGAAGCTCTTGTGAATTGCTGCCGGGCCACCATTCTTCAGGCGGCGAACCTTACGTCTTACTGATGATTACTTATTCTCGCTCTTGGCTTTCTTCCATTCAAGAATCTTGCCCTGGACGCTGATATTATTGTCCTTGATAAGCTGCTTGAGTACACCGAGCATCTTCCAACCCTCTTCATCGTAGAGCTTGGCTTTAGACTCAAGTTCCTTCAGAGAATTTGTCTCTGACATCTTTCGTCCGTTCTTCAGGAATCTTGCTCCGTGGAACATGATGAGGTTTCTCATCGTGTAGTAGGAACCTGAACCCTTGTAGGCAGTAATGAACGCATCAGCCTGCTTGGTATCCCACGCGAGATGCTTGCGGTTCTTGTTGAACTTGCGAACGGCATCGTAGAGTTCCTTGTAGGTTTCTACAGCACTCATCTTGTTGGCAAGGTCACGGAGAGGATTGTATACCTTTCTCTCCAAGTCAGCGACGAAGATGTTTTCGTTTTGAAGACGGATATAAGGATTACCCTTGCAGGTATGCTTGTATGTCTTCTTCTTTTTTCCATCCTTGTCTATCTTGGTAGTGTAGATGCACTTGTCGTCAATATAGCTGCGAAGCTTGTTAATATAGTCAATAGCCATATCGTGTGCTACGCATCCGTTGAACCAGCGATTTCTCGCCTTGATGTTCTCGTAGTCCTTGTGGTCACACATCTTCATCTGAGCATACAGCTCGTTCTCCAACATGCGCCACTGGTACTCGTAGCCTTTCTTCTGCAACACCTCGTTGAATGACTTGCCGTCCTTCTCCATGTCTCGCAACATGTGAAACATCTGGCTCATCACCCAACGACGGAAGAGCTTCCAGTTACTTACGTATCCACCCTCGACAATCTGCTTGCCTACCGCATCGATGGTTGAATCGTCCATGTCTACAGGAACTGCTGCGCCATTTTCGATCTTGATAAGCTGGTCGTCACCGAGAGGGAAATATTTACTAGTATCAACGCCTGCTGCCTTAAGAGCTTCGAGACGCATCTGCGCCTTAGTCTTCTGGGTAGCTGCTGTAGCCTCTACGTTTTTTGTTACGATGTTCAAGTTCTCACCAGTGATTGTTACAATCTGCTTCATAATTCTAATTATTTTAAATTGGTTACTAAAAATTTATTTAACTCTAGTGGATGAGGCTTACGCCCCACCCTTGTTTGGCTCAATCCAGTCTCTGAGGATAATCAGATCCTTGTCGTTCTCTGACTTCCAGAACCATCTGCCCCATCTGTTCTCCCATGCGAGGTTGCCTCTGAGAAGCTGAATCAGTATGTATAGCTCCAGCTTACATCTAGCTACCTCCCGTCGCTCACCATACATCATATCTTCGTCTGAGAGCTCTTTCTCAGGCAAAGCCTTGAAGTAGTAGCGGCGATGGGATTCAGAGCGTTCCGAAGGCACAGAATGCTTGTATGCCTTATATCTCTGTTCTATCGCGAACAGAACTACTGCATGTGTCAGGTAAGGTGTATCTTTCGGCTTATCTTCCTCGGACATCACTATCTTACCATTCACCCTACATGTTCTCTTCTGGAAGTTGATGGTAAACTTAGCACCATTCTCAACTGCATTGATAATCTCGTCGTATGTCATAATTCTATTGTATTGGTTAATAGGGAGTGCGCTCAGAGAATCTGTTGCGTAACTGTAAAGTCTTGATTGATACTGTATTTGAGTCCTGACGGATCCAGGTAATCACCTGGATGCTCAGGATGATTAAAACAGTATTATACAATCTATTCTCCTTGCGCACCATTCGGCTCGCAATAACCTAGTCTGACTCAACCTGATACGTTGCATTGCTTTAAGTTTTTGATTAAGGGCGTGACATTGTTATGAAGCCAACCTCAGGAAGCGTACGCTTCCCCATCCTTGGCTTCAGAATCAATGAAACGCTCGATGAAGTCTCAGAACTTGCCAGACATCGCTGCAATGCGCATGACTTATCTCATGTATTATGTTGCATGGATATATGTTCTCGATTCGGTCCCGTGACTGGATACCTGTGCCTGCGGAGATATCGGCAGGCACAGGTATTCCACCTTACGGGATATTAAACCTCATACTCTTGATAAGTCGTGATGCAATTCACATGGTTGTTTGTAGGTACACTCATAGGGCTGTTGCCTTCCTCTATCTTGACGATTGAGGGATCTTGCAATACGCGAGATTTCTGGTATTACCAGACATATCGCGTTGATACAGAGATCGCGACATAAAGAATTCCTCCTCGTGTACCACGTTGGCAATAACGTTGTCTTCATCTGAGAGCGTGGCACGTAGCTATAGCAGCTTGATTTGAGGGCTGTTGTAAGCCGCCGGATGACGCTGGAAGCTCCAGTAGAAGCCGGCGGCATGGAAACAGCACTCATAAATTCACTCTCCTCTAAAGACTACCCTCGTGCTTGGGTGATTCTCTGACCGATTGTTCGACACAATACTTTATGTTTCTGATTTGACACAGGATTCGCCAGAATAGGTGATCCAGGACAATGCGCCCACTGCGCAGCCGTCCAGGATCAACTACTCTGGTTAAGAAACCTGTTGCATAAACTTCAGCCATCCGTCAGGGATTGGTGGTGTGCGCCACCGGTGGAAGTCATACGGACTGGCACATCTCTGTACTTCATTGATGAGCTACGCCTTGTGTCATATGAATGATCCAGCTGTCTCAAGTTGTAAACTTGGATAGCTGGATCAATCAGATGATGTTATAGAGGCGTTGCCTGAATCTGTCCGTCCTTCTCCCACGTCCGTGTGCTCGGTTACAGAGTCTGCCGGTCAGAAGATGCTGCGCATAGCTATATCAGATTGATAATGTCCGGTTTAGGACGAGCGTAGGACCCTCTCTTACTAAGAGATTGGTCCATGCACTCCGCAACCGGGATATTTAAAACCTTGTCTCTTCATTCCGGCAAATCCTTGCGCTAGGATGCTCATCTACAGAGTATTCACCAATGTGTTGTACGCTGCCCTGCTCGTTCGCAAGGCATTCTGGGCACAACCGATTGATAGATACCCCTTGATTTCGCTCTCTGTCTTACTCCTGTTGGCTTTCACGTTCCTGCCACGACCTCGGTCTATGCAACCTACAGCCTGAGTCTTCACGTATCCGAGACCACCGACCTTTCTCTTGCCTGTCTTGACCGCACGTATGCAGTCCATGACGAAGGCGTTGAGTTTGTCGATGTCCTCTTTCACGTTTATGACTGGAAGAACCTGAGTAGACCAAGAGTAATCGCAGTACCCCTTGTAGAGATACCTGTTTACTGCATTGATGGCTTTCGTCATCGTGGTATCACGTTTCTTTATCGTCCTCTTCTCAATTTCCTTCTGAAAGGTCTTGATACGTGTGGACGACAGAGAGATATTGTGACCCTTGATGGAATATCCGAGGAACTTGAACCAGTGATTAGCATCAAGATACTCAACCTTCTTTGGGTTGAGCGTCATCTGCATCATCTCCAGCTCGCTCTTCATGATATCCATGGCTTTCTCATAGTCTTCACCGACAAACAGCGTATCATCTGAATAGCGGACGTAATATCCGTTAAGCTTAGACAGCTTGTCGTCAAGATGGTAGAGGATAACGTCAGCCAACCATGCGGCAACAGAGCATCCCTGCTTGAGGGACTGATACTTCTCGCAGAGGTTATTGTCCTCATCGAAATAGATATCTGTGTGATAGTAGTCACGGATGACATCTATCAGCGCAGATTTTCCAAACTTCTCCTCTACTTTGTCAAATGCCCAATCAATGAATCGAATAGGCACGGAATCGAAGTACTTGGAGAAGTCGCCTTTCCACCCGATGATTTTTCCCTCTGCTGAGTATATTATCCGAGACACATCTTGCACCACACGGCCGCAGCCGATACCTTTCTGGTATGACGTACAGCGTGGATGCACCATCTCTGGCATCAGCTCGAACAGGAGGTCGTTTGCTATGCTCAGTAGGATTCTGTCTACAGGTTCATTCACATAGACCGTACGGAAATCTCCGTTGTCTTTCGGAATCTTGGCTGTGTGCGGCGGCATTATCTTGTAATTGCCGCTCTTGATCCTCTGATACATAGCCAGACGAGCCTCCGGCGTGGTAAGCTGATACATTACTGCTTTGTTCATGTCCTTGAATAAGCCTTTCTCGATAGCATACTGCCATCTGGCTTTTTCGAAGAACATCTCTAGGATTCTGTCTTCATTCATAATTCTTATGTTTTGGTTATTGGTAGGGAGATTACTCTCCCCGTTTGGCTAGTCGATGTGCTGGAGTGCTGCGCTGTCATCTTCTTCGGATTCTCTCCAGTACTCCTGATCTGGTTCGATCTCGATAACCTCACCTGAGAAATTGTCAGCGTCAAGAATAATATCGCTATTATTATAGGCATCCTGCACTTTCTGTACGGCTTCATTCTCACTCTCAGCATCAACGCTGACTACCTTGTTCAAATGTTCTGTGACTGATACGTAATATCTCTTCATAATCTTTAATAATTTGGTTAAAAGTACGGAGCCATGACGCTCCGCTTTTATGGCTTGTATTCTTCCTGCTTGATACTGACCGCATCACCGCACATGTAGTATGTACTGCTTTCACTGAGGTCGAGTCCGTCTTCTCCGTAGATATACTCCTCAATCTGCTCTTCTTCCCATGAATCCGGGCAGTTCTTAATCAGTCTTACTTCTGATGCCGAATAATCTAAAATCGCTATATTCATAATCTCATAATTTGTTGGTTAATAATGTCAGAGGGAATGCTCCCTCCGTTTTTAGGCTACCACTCTTTGTTGTAAGCAAGTTTTCCTTCTCCAAATTTACGCATTTGGTCTGTAAAATCCTTGAAATTTACTCCTATTGCCCACTGCCCACCATAATGATCGCAGGCTATATAATCCTTGCCATACGACGGACCGCATCTTTTACAAGTGTATATCCACATCTTTAGTTTCCCAACGATAATGGTATATCCATCTTTCAAATCGCTATAAGCTGCACGTAAATTTGCCGTGCGAGTTCCTAAATTAACTTGTGTCATAATTCTCTTTGTTTAATTGGTTAATAGTGATAGCCCGGAGGCTATCTTTTAGGCTAATGCCGTTCAATACTCTGTGGGCGTTGTATGCGACAGGATTCTGATACTTCATCTCCGCATTGATTCTACGCTCACAAATCTCAATGCATCTCTCGTGTGCAATATTCTCGGATAAGGCATCAAACTCGATATGGGTGCTGCCAGATGATGGCTTGCCCACACAATACTTGTGCCCGTCACGATAGCACACGATTTTTCTGTTCACTCTGTAGATAGTTCTACTTCCCTTCTGTGAAATTGTAATCTTTCCCATAATTCTATTTAATTGGTTAATGGAAGAGGAGCATGCAAGCTCCCCTTGTTAGGCTGTTTCTTTTAGTTTGATTCCATTCTCTTCGAGAGCGTCTTTAATCAGCTCGTCAGAGTCCTCGTAGTACTCTCCCCAGCAGGAATCAATCTGTTCCCACTCGTAGGAATCAGAAGATTTACCGTCTTCGTACGATTTTGTATACGGGCGTTTCTTTTCTAGGACGTAACCTTTTACATCACCCCACATCCACATACCAATATTCTTGACTTCGCTCTCAAACAGCTCGATGGCACGATTCTTCCAGTTCTTGGTATTCGTATCCACCATCTTCTTGAAGCGCTTCTTGTCGCAATAGGCATATCCTCTAACATAATCTCCCTGGCTATATCCACTGGAAGACCACTCGTAGAATGCTATATCCTTGCAGTTTTCAAGGAGATTAATAAAATCATCTTCTTCAAGCTCTTCTGTAAGCTCATCCCTAACATCTTCGTTCTTCAGTTCGTTAGGAGTGAAATCTCTGATGTTGTACCACTCGTTCTTGCCGATGCTGAATCTTGATTTTCTTTCAAAACTCCACATGTGGCACGACTTGTCGTATTCGAGACACAGATGATCGCAATGAAACATACTATTGATATACTTGATAATCTTCTTTTGTGGAACATACTTGCAGACAAGCTCTTTCAAGGCAGCCTCTGCATTTTCAGCGTCGACTTCACTGCTACAACCACGAGAAAGTTCCCTGTTGTATCCGTAATCAGAATGGTCCCAGAAGTAAACGCCTGCCAAATCCCATTCTGTGCAAGGGCATTCGGCATTCTCATCCTGGTAAATGGTGATTCTGTAATCACCAATTTCCTTCTTAGCAAATTCGTAACTCATATCTAATATCATTTAAATGGTTTAACATTGAATATCCCCATGCTAGGGGATATTGTTAGGCTTCCTCGTAAGCTTCCTCCATCATAGAGTGAATCTCTTCAAGTTCGTTCGAGAAATTGTACTTGATGTTGTATGTACCGAAGGCTTCGAAATACCACTCTTCAAGATATTCTCTATCCTCGTTAGCCTGTTCGCTGTCCTCTGCGGCATCAAGTCTGGCTACCATCTGAGGATACAAATCGTAGTAATCGTCGCCATCGTAGTCTGATGCCCACCAAACACCTGTAACGTGCTTAGGATAATCCATAGACAAATCAGCGAAATTACCATTCATGTGCTGGTCAGGAAGATGGAGATATTTCTTCATCTCTCTGTTTGCTTCAAGAGTGAAATCCCATGCCATAGACTGGATATTCTTTCCGTACAAATCGGCAATGTATTCTTCCATGTCTTCTGCGTCATCGAAATTCTCCAGGCATTCGCGATAGAGGCCTTCGATTGTCTTGGCAAAGCTTTTTACACCGATATAATCGGCTACTTTTTCGATAACCTCACCCTTGTTGTTCATAACATATTCCCAAATATTCTTTTCCATAATTCATCTGTTTAATGGTTCATAATGGTTCCCCACGATGATGTGGGGAGTTTTAGCCACATATGGCAATGTCACCATAATTTCTGTAAAAATGCTTGTATGCCTCAAGACCACTGGCAGCTTTCAAGTCTGTGACCTCTAGCTTACCGGTATCCTTGCGTACCTCTGCAATAGAGTATGTATTGTCGTGCGTCCACTTGATGAGGTCCACACGCCTAACAGGATTCTCTACTGACTCAACGATTTTACACTTCAGTAAATCGTCATTCAGGATTTTCTCTAAATCACTCATAATTCTGTAATCTTTGGTTAATAGAAATCCCCACCCGTGAGAGTGAGGATTGGTTGGCTACGGCAGCTGGCTAGCCTTTGCCGCATTCTCGCAGTTGGTAGTCGTTGGGACTCCCTTCCACATCGTTCCAAAATGATCTACGCAAAGAATCCACAAGTCAAGCTTGTCTGAGTAAGAGAAGATAAGATCAGGGAAATTCTTCTGCATCCATTCCTTATCCTCTTCGCTCATGTTAGTGAGGAACCACTGGAATATCTCGATTCTGTTCCTTTCTTCTTCTGTCATCTCTGGATACTCGATGTTTTCAATCACTGATTCGTCATTCTCTACAATCTCGTTACAGAGGATGAACGCACTTTTTAGCCAGTGTACGGCTGTGTAGTAATCCGTTATCATAATTCTAATATTTGGTTAATAGAAATCCCCACCCGTGAGAGTGAGGATTGGTTGGCTACTTCTTGATGTCGATTGAGAATTTAATACCCTCAGGCAACTTGCTGGGATCTAAGTTCCCAATAAAATTCTCGAACTGTTCTTTCGTAATCTGCTCCTTGTAATCGAGCCAGTTGAACTTCACGGTGTTGTTGTAATCGTAATAAATCACGTTACCGATAGAAAGACCGTGGTCAAGAATGTAAAGCATCACGTCACGCTCATTGCGAGCTTTTTCGGTCTTCTTGTAGTACTCTTCAATTATAGACTGACGTTTCTTGCTGATTTCGTCAGCTCTTCTTTGCTGCAATATCTTATCAATATTTTCCTTCGTGTAGTATCCTTTCTTGAGTCTGGATTCTACAAGAGCTCTTATGCCTCCGGTCAGCTTAATTGTCGGTCTTTCGTCGCTGATAGTGTATGGATTCTCCCATTCACCTCCTTGGCGAAGAAGAAACTCAATAAACTTATCAGCTTCAGACTTCCATCTCTTAACGATGCCAAGCTTGAATAACTTATAGACAAAATAGTCCTTGTCGTTCAGCTCGGCAGCAGGGAGCAGGGCATCGTACTCATCCTCGGTAATTCTGAGATTACGCATAGCAATCTCCTTACTTTGGGATACATAGTAAATACCATTATCCACAGTATAGAATGGCTGTCCCTTGTAGTTGCACATGTGAAGATTTACAAATGGTTTCAATTCTGGAAAGAATTTGCATATCTCGTCTGTAATGCAACCGCAGGTTTTGCAGTGCCATGAACCGAAGCAGAAAATATCTATCTGACCTGTAATAGAGAAAGTGCAGATGTTATTTCTGCACTCATCACCTAAAGAAGCGACAGCGACAATTCTGTGACGCTTTCCGTCTCTTACGAAAATCTTAGTAAATGTATTAACAATTTTCTTCATAATTCTACATTTTTATGGTTTAACATGGTTTCTGTGCAGATAGACTGCACAGAATGTTTGGCTAGAACTTGCGAGGTCGCATGCACGATTGCTCAATCTCCTGAGCCTTCTTGTCTGCACGTGCTACGCGTCTGAAATACTCGCTCTTGTCGAGATTCTTGCGTCTGCACTCCTCGCTGATAACTGCCTTGTGACTCGCTACGAGCCTGGCAAGGAACTTTCTGTCTCCGTCTGTCATAATTCTGAATTTGATTTGGTTAATAATTGGAGGCGTAGTAAATAACTACGCCGGGTCTGGTCTAAAGCTGTACGTAAGAAGCCACTCGCCATTTAATGCGCTGAGAAACTTCCTTGCGGCTCTCTCTCCCCATCCTCGTGGCTTGTACGCATCTTCTTTCAAATACTTTTCTACAAGCTTCTCTAGCTGAGTCTTTTCTTCTGCTGTCATAATATATTCTGTTTTGGTTAATAGCAGGCAGCACATTATCGTACTACCCATTTTTGGGCTAGAGATTGTACACCGGAGATTCTGAAGCATTCAGGATAGAACTGCCGGTGAGAATGGAGAATGCACAAGGGTCAAAACTCTCGATTTTCTTCATGCTCTCGATTTTCTTCTGTATCTCTGCTCGTATGGATGACAGATTAAGTCTACCGTCAATAGGCATGACAGAATCCATGCCCACCATTTCCACAATACTGAAATCATCTGTAAATCTCATGTTCACAAGGTCAAACTTGTTAATCTTGTGATAAAATTGTACCCATCTACTCATAATTCTACATTTTGGTTTATAGGAGAGGGAGATAAAACTCCCTCAATTTTCAGGCTATGTACTTCTTGATGAACTCTTTAAGCTCGTTAAGCCGCTCGTCAATCTCCTCTTTGCTGCATACGCAGATGAAACGTGGAAAACAAGTATCCGTTATTTCTCCCATGTCATTCATGACACAGGCAAAACAACTTATATACCCTTCGCCGTTTTTATTGCTAACGCTAACTTCAAGGCTCAGTCTTGATTGATTTTTCAATACTTTTTTTTGGATTTTCTGCAACTTAGGCAAAATCGTAGAGAGTATGTACTCTACATTCTCTTTGTATTCTTCATCTATCATAATTCTTAAATATTGGTGAATAGTATGCGTGACAACCGCCACGCACATTTAGCTCATGCACAATACTGCAATCTCAGAGAAACTCTTGGAGATAGCCTCTTTGCTACGATAATCTCTGTAGCCCTTAGTATTGTTGTTATGCCACTGGCGTGCAGCAATCTTGATCTTCTCCATCTCATGCATAAGCGCACGCTCAAAATTCTTCTGTGATTTCTTGTCTAACATAATTCGATTTGTTTAATGGTTTTACATAGTATGCCCAGGAAAATGCCTGAGCACATTTTTGGCTACTTTCTGAGACCTACGAACATCGTAGTGCCCTCTGATGTGTGACAGCCGTTAAGCTCTGAAATCTCATTCGCCTGGCTGATAACTGTCTTTCTCAGCATCACGTTCGCTCTGTGACAGTTCACGCTGTCAACGGATACGGCTACAAGTGCAAGACACACGAAAACAAACACTGCGATAAAAATTCTCTGTTTCATAATTCTGTAATTTAATTGGTTATATTATCGTACTGCCTGGATTTCTCCAAGCAGAATTTAGCCAAATGTTTCCAAGCACAATTTTCGTACTTCCCAGATTCCTCACACTCCAGGCAGGATGAAATTCTCCAAGCGGAGCGTAGATCTCCACAGCTCACGGAAATACCACTTACCCTTTTCCGTACTGCTCCAAATATACACAAGCAGAATTCCGTAAAGAATTCCAAGCACATTCAGGAGAATTATCGTACTTGCCAAGCAAATGAATGCCGGCGCACTCTGAATAAATCCAAGCACAATTATCGTACTTGAATAAATGATTTGTCTCACTTTCATATCTATATTTTTTTTGGTAATTGTTCCGTAGCCACACACGACAATTATCGTACTGGCTACAGATTTTTAGGCTCACGCCACGCAGAATAATGTAAGCACACCATTATTTAGCGACCCGAATTCTACGTGACTCAAAATCTCCTGAGCATCTGCAATGATACTCTCAACCTCGCACATATCGAGGCATTTAATTCTCAGCGTACTCATAATTCTAATATTTTTGGTTATTCGTTCCCTACAAGCGTAGGGAGATTAGGCTAGAACCATCTGTCACGAATATACAGAATGGTATTCTTAATCGCTCCCATGTAAGGCTCTCTTACATTGAAGCAAATGTTAGCAAACTCAGCACGGGTAATCCATCCCATGTTGTACTGATAAACTGCATCATCCAAACCTGAGCGCATAGCCCACAAATTTACATTAATTCCGTTCATAATCTAAAATATTTAAATGGTTGATAATTGTAGAGCGGAGATTTCTCCCCGCCCCGTTAGCCAGGATGTGCATCTTTGCACCACGTTTTATCTTTATCGTCTTAACTACGTGGCTCACACCCTACAGATTTTATGCTTCTGCCAGCAGCTTGTTTATTTCTGAGGAGATAAATCTCGCACGGATGACAAGCAACCGATTTCAGAAAGTGCGTTTTATATTCGCTAGCCCACACTTTAAAAACTATGAGCGAATATGATGTGCAGGAAAATCCATGCAACGGAAACCACTCCACGTGCCATCCAACACGCAGCTTTTCAGGATATCTCGTATCCCTTAACCCGCAGCCAACGGGATAGAATATGAATTATGATTTCTTTCTAAAACTCTCATCTCGCTAGATGATACAAATTCCCTAGCCGTCGTGCCGTCTCATCTCATTCGACGCTCACGCCAGGAATTTTTGCGTATCTCTCGGATGGATGTCTCTGAGTAACACGTTACTCTCTCCCATCTCGGTGTGCCTCTCGCACTCTCGATTTACTGAGATACTTCTCTTGAATTTTGGCAATTAGTCCCCTGAGGGAGAATAAATTCTCTCTCTGAGTTAAGCCCACACACCACGACAAGGTTTACCAAATTGTGTGGGAAAAATAAGGACACGACGACCCGCTCCAAGTTGAAAAACCTGGAGTAAAATTTCCCACTGGCTACCTATCAAATAGCCAGTAGGAAAAACTAGATAGCTAGATTTCTCTAGCTACCTTGTTTGTGTTACTTTTGCGCTGATGCAAGTTTGGCTTGCAGTTCTGCAATTTGCTTTTGTAGGTCTGTTATGCTTTCACTCTTTTTCTTTGCTACCTTTGCACCGCTTGTAAATGCTTGGTGTAAAGAGCACAACTTAGAGCCAAGACGCTGCAAACTATCTATAATCGATGTTTGTTTGTCTTTGCCGTTGTTATCAAACCAAGCAAAGAAATTAGGTAATTTGTGTTTGCGAGAAAACTCGCTAACAGCAGAACGCACACACTCTGTTTGCAAATTGCAGTAACTTTCGTCTGAAAGCACGTAATTTGTTGCTAGCTTGTTGTACTTAGCACGTGCTTTCTCTAGTTCTTTCTTTGCGCTTACAACTTCACTATCTTTGCACTCGCTTAATAGTTTCTTTCGGTAACTATTAAGTACTTCTAAACTCTGCGCTAAAACTGCGCTACCTTTGCACTCTGTTACATAACTTGCAACCTTAGTACTAGCGTGCTCGTATCCTTGAGCACCTTTAATCTCTTTATCCATAACTATTTGTTTGAATGAGTTCACAAGCAATATTGCTTGTTACCTATCTAATTGCAAATGGTGTACCAAACAACCAGTAAAAAAATGAGTATTTATGCATTTAACCTTTTGTAAGTACTTGATTTGTAGATAGTTAGCTATTTGTAATAATTACAGCATTTGTCAGTAGTTGTTAAGGTTTGAATAATTTAACGTTTTCGACAACGTGGCAGACTTGTAACCATCTAATAATCAAGCATTTATGAAGCTATAGTGGCAGTAATTGTTAAATAATTAACTTAAGAAACATTAACCTTTACAAATTGCTAACTAATTGATATACAGGTAGTTACGCCCGCCAAAGTGGCAGTTTATGTTAAGGTATTTAACTACTCATGTAATAATCTTTTACCAGTTTCGTTAAAATGTATTTAATAAGTTAAACACGAATATTTATGCATGTATAAATATGGTAAATATATTTTGGTCAAGTATCTTGTAATAAGTTTTGATGTTTCACGGAATAGTAATAATGTATATTTATGCGAGAAAATGAATATAAACAAAATTTTAAAGTGTTGATTATTAATGGGTTACATAAATTTTTTATAAATATAAACCGACAATTTGAAATAATTACAAAAATATTGTTTCACGATGGTTTACACTATATAAACCGACACAAAATGTAATAATTTCAGAAGAAACACCCCCACACCCCCTTTGTAGCTATAAATCAGCGCGGTAGTCACCTCATCTAAAAATTTTTTCTTCCGATTTTTAAGCCTTTTTGTAAAGTTTAATTACTTTTCTCCATAAAGGATAATTATGCATATTCATTCATCCGTTATTTATTAACATTTGATAGCATAAACTCTTACTTTGCAGACCAAACCATTAATGTATACCTATCCTTCATTTAATGTATACCTAAAATGTATATTTATACCCTTTATTTACTAGGGTTTTACTGGATATTCAGGATATTATCTGTATCTTTGTGTTGTCGATATTTTATAGACGACATGTTGTAAGGACGACCTGACACGTGTTATCCTTCAGAAAGCCCCTGTTTATCGGGGTTTATCCTACACAATAACGAAAAATTAATATTATTATTGTACATAAATGGAAAATGGTATTGCTATAGACACATTGCACGCTCAGCTGCTTGACCTTTCGAGGCATGACGAGTACGGCTTCGAAGAGCTCCGCTGTCAGGACTGGGGTAAGGCGAACTCTGAGAAGTACAACAAGCTGAAGTCTAATTTCATCAGGTCAATGAGACGTCTTGCGAAGAAGGCTCCGGTGAAGTACTACAACGGTGCTTACTACATGTTCAACGGCAAGATATATGAAGCTGTTCCGAAGATAGTTTTGGAACAGGCTTACCAGCTGTTGCTCCTTGACCTGGCCATGGCTCCAATGCTCGGCATCAGTACGGTGATGAACAAGTCATTCATGGAGGTGATAGAGTGCTACAACATACTGAGACCTACCTTCGACATCGTTGCATTCGCCAACGGAGTTGTTGACTTCGGCAGCGGTCTGAAGTATCCGAACGTGATGCCGTTCTCTCCCGAGTACCATGTCACATACTACCACCCATACGACTACAATCCGAAGGCGAAGTGCGACAGGTGGATGAACTTCATCAAGGAGGTCCTCCCAGACAGGACGTCGAGGATGATCCTCCAGATGTTCCTCGGTCTCGGTCTTATACAGAGAGGCACTGCATACAATCCGTACGAGGGGAAGGAATCATCGAAGATTGAGCTCTGTCTTCTCCTTATAGGTACGGGAGCCAACGGAAAGAGTGTCATCTTCGACGTTGCCTGCAACATATTCGGCAAGGACAGGATAAGCAAGATGGACTACGCCGACCTCACTGCCGACGGAGACGAGGGAATGAGGGGAAGGTATCCCATCAGGAACGCCATCTTCAACTGGTCTTCCGATTCCGACCCGAAGAAGTTCGGAAGGAAGAACACCGGAATGTTCAAGAGACTCGTGAGCGGCGAGCCCGTCCCGATGAGAAAGCTCGGCAGAGATATCCTGGAGGGGAACTCAATCCCCTACCTCATCTTCAACCTCAACGAGCTTCCGTTCCCAGACGATGCTTCGCTCGGATTCATCAGGCGCTTGCAGTACGTGAGCTTCGACGTGACCATACCAAAGGAGAGGCAGGACCCGGAGCTGGCGAGCAAGATTATTCGTGAGGAGCTGAGCGGAGTGTTCAACTGGATATTCCGTGGCGCGATGGAGCTGAGGAGCAGGAAGTACAGGTTCCCGGCAGCTGAGGGAAGCAGGAGGCAGCTGCTCATCTCTCTTCTAGGAAGCAATCCTATCTATGCCTGGATAAGGGCGTATGATATGAGATGCAGCCAAGAGGCGAGGGGCGAGATTTCGGAATGCATGCTTGCCAAGGAGATGTACGAGAGGTTCGTCGAGTTCTGCAAGGCCAACGATGTCGAGGAGAAGGATATCCCTACGATTCAGAAGTTCGGGCGTGATATGAGCGACAAGTACGGCTTCTTCAAGAAGAGGTCACAGGGCGGAATGACGTATCAGGTATACGGCGCGCAGATGATTGACCTGAAGCAGGAGCTTCTCATCAACGACGTGAAGAATAAATTGCGTGGTGAGGAGGATATCAAGCAGCCGGAGAGCTTCATTCAGCCTGATGATTAACGGTAATAAAACAGATTTCTATGATAGACAAGGAATATATCAAGGAGATTATCTCCTGTATCACGAAGAAGAAGGCTGACGGGAATATTGTTCCGGCCACTGCTTCGATGAGCGAGATTATGGCTGCTGTTCGCGAGGATGCCATGGAGTGCATGAGGACCATGTGCAACGATAGGGAGGTCGCGGTGAACAGGACGTTGAACAGTGTTTCATTCAAATGTTTGTAGCTTATGGGAGAAGAACTTATGTTTTGTATATCCGATGCCTTTATAGATGGCGACAGAATTCGCGGATCTATTCATAATGTTGTGGACAAAGCGTTCGAGTCTGGTATCAAGATGTCGTCTTGCCGATACAAGGATCACAGCATAACGCTTGACGTGAGCTTTGAGCCGGAAGGTGGTTTTGACAAGATGCTGCTCGAAATCCCCTACGGCGACAGAATCCGAAAAACCATTGAGCGCCTTAATTATGAATGGCTGAAGAAGATGTGGAAGGCTTCCGATGACGATTTTCGAGTATTCTGGTTTGAACAGATACGCAAAAAGTTTGAGGAGTACGAGGATCAAAATTGATTAAGATGGCAGATATGAGAAGACATCACAATCCGAACAAGGTTCCTCCGTTCAAGCCAGACCCTGAGCATTGGACCAGGAAGGTTCATTCATGGAAGGCGAAGGTCGCATACGAGACAGAGGATGATGCTTGGGAGTTTCTGAATCAGATTCCGAGATTGAAGGCACTTGGTTGGCATCCTTACTTATGCAAGGTTTGCTCAAAGTGGCATATTGGTAGATTACATAATAAATAGTTGAGATATGGAGATTAGAGTTAATATTTTAGGAAAGGTCGCTTACAAAGGAAATGAAAGTAGGTCGGATTTCGAAAAAGCCGAACTATATCCATTTGGAGATGGTGTCTATGCGGTAATGGACGGAGAAAATTTTGTTGAGCTAAGAGTTGTATCTGGCAAAAAGCACAGCGAAGAAAAAGGTGATTATTACGAATGCATAGATAGGTGCTGGGCGCACGGGAAAATCTCAAACTCTGTAACCGTTATAGAGCACGAAGAAAGGTTGAAGGATTATATAGACAAGCGTTTCGATGAGCTGCAATCAGCTATCGAAAATACGATGAGTAGTGCAGATAGCATAAATGATGCAGTAGGTTCTATAAAGAGTTCCATTGACAAGATAGAGAAAGATGGTGTTGGTAGTGGAAATGGTATCAGCGAAAAGACATTATTGTCTGCCATCGAGATTGTGTCAAAACAAAAATAGTTGAGAATATGAAGAAGAAAGGATATTACGAATACGGAAACGGAATCTACCCTTTGAAACTTTGGGTACACATCGGCAAAGACCTGAAAGAGCTGATAGATTCCTGTTTTGACAAGTGCAATGCTCCCGATAGTGATTACGGCGGCGTTACGTATTCCGATGCTGTCAGAAAGAGCGACAGAAGACGTGGCGTTCTTGTCTCGTTTCCGTGTCAGAAGGTTATGTCGATGAACTACTGCTGCCATGAAGAGCTTCTCACGTCTGCGATGCCATCGAGGATCATACTGGCATGGAACACGGCGGCGAGCCTTCAGCCTACTTGATTGGTTGGATTGCGTCTTGCATCAACAATGCTCGTTTGGGTATTGGCGATTTCGTTGAACTAAAAGATAAGGAGGAATAGCTTATGAAACCGATTATAGTAATTGAACTTCCTTTGGGAATGGGCATTGATAGAGAAATCACAGAGCCTTATGGCTATGATTTATTCTACGGAGACGAAAATATCGAAGCTCAGTGGGAGAAGCTAGAAGAACTTCGGGAAACTGGTGGCGTTATTGTTGTTCAACCAAGTCATACTAGTGCGGTTCGCGAGATCCTTGATCCTTACATTGGTGAGGATGGATTTATCAAGGAATGTGGTTTACGAAAGGTTCACACAGAAGAACATGGTGATTTCTGTATTATCCTTTATCACAACCCATCAGAGGTTATGGCCCTTAGAGCATTTTATTTGAATAGTAAAAAGAAATAGCTTATGATTAGAATAGAAGATATTAAGATAGGGTCTGTCTTGCAGATTACGAAGTGTAATTTGATAAAGATTGCAGGCTCGGTGTTTGCTGATAAAATAGACCCATTAGGCTCTATTGATAGGATTCAACATATCAAAGTTATCGATATAGCTATAACGGATAAAAAATGCGAAATCGTAGCATTCTTTAAACCCGATTTAGCAGCAGTTTGTGTGGATATAGTTGATTTGGCGATGTATTCTATTTTCTCGGATTTTAAAGAAACACCAATCAAAAAAGAATCCGAGAAGAGTGATGCCGACCGCTTCAAGGAAATCACAGACAAGATGAGTGATACCTATAAGCGCAAGAATCACGATTATGGGAATGCTTTTTCCGAAATGTATGATGAGCTTGGTATCAACTACGGCTACGGAAAGATACGAGAGAAAGTGAATCGCATTAAGACATTGAAGGACAATGAGGCGCAAGTTGCTAATGAGCCATTGGAAGATGCTCTTCTTGACTGCGCTAACTATTGTATCTTGACATTGATGGAATATCAAAAACGTAAGGAACATGGAACAGACTGATTACACTTGCAAGGATTGTTTCTTCTTCAAGAATGGCAAGTGTTGCCACCCTACCGAGAAGAAGTTTGCTTCAGGAGAGAATCCATCTTGCACAGATTTCGAGTATAAGGAAATAAAAGTTGAACTTTAAAATATTGTTATCATGGCATTACCATTTGGAAAGACTATCAAGACAAGACACTTCACCGTGCTGAAGTTCAGTAAGAGCTTGTCTAAGAAAGAAGTTGCTTCACTCAGAGAGGATATCCCTGCTGATATCAAGAAGCATTTACAGAGAGGCTCGCTGCCTTTCATCAAGATTGCTGACATTGCCGGTACATGGGGTATTGAATACTCTATCGGTACATCAATGTACGCTGCGCTCGATGAATGTGTTCCTATGGCTGTAGGAGACCATTATGAGTTCTCCAAGGATAATGGAAACATCATCGAGGCATTTGCCCAGCTTATGTATGTGGATACATCGTTGCCTGGCGATGCAGAATACACGGCAGGTAAGTTGAAACTCCGTGACGAATACATTGCTCGTGAGGCTGCAAGAAGAAACGCTGCTGCCGACGATGGTAAGACTGAAGAGCAGCTTCGCAAGGAGAGCGATGAGGCCGTACAGGAAGTCATCGACCGCGATAAGCACGCCGAGACTCTTCTTGAGATGGCAGAACAGATTAAAAAGGAAGGAGGCAAGGATGAGCGATAAATTGCTTGAGGTCGTTCAAGACCACACTTCCTTAGTACAGGCGCTCCAGTTCATTTTGGAGGCCGCAGAGACTAAGAAACTGCCTCCATACGGTGTTCTTCCTGTATTCAATGACGACCTTCTTAATGATAGGCTTAAGGGTATACTTGAGTTGGTTACCGGAGAGAAGTATCCTTAATTGACTTCAAAGTTTTCTTCTACTTATATATTTGTTTTAAAAAGCGAGGGGCAGTATCTGTGAAGACACTGCCCCTCTTAGTTAACCAAAATAATTTGAATTATGCTCAGCAGAAAGAATCTGTGAACATTAATTATTTGCAAAGGTACTTGGTTTTGCTGAATTTCTAGTAAAACAAAGTTACTTTAACACGAATTTAACTATTTCTTCTTCTTTTGGAAAGTCGCCTGACCATTTTTAAAGATAATGCAGTCCTCGCAGCATCGAGGCATTGATAGAGGAATATAGTAGTGGACCACATTATTTTCTGTATCAATTTCGTCCTGCTTAATCTTAGAGTAGTCGGCTATCATGGCAGTCGTCTTTTGCCACTCTGGAGAGCCAAACTTCTGCTTGCGCTGAGCGATAACGAGGTTTCTCAGAATCTCTTCCTTCGAGGTAGCCTTAATAAGTTCCTCCTGGGTGAGCTCATCGGCGTTCTCGTTCTTCGCTTTCTTGCCCTGTACCTCTGCGATTCTCTTCTGAACGGACTCCTTGGCTTCTAGCTTATTCATCTCGTTTTCGAGGAAAGATTTCTCCCACACACCTATTCCTTCTCCTTGGAATGCGATGGCCCAGCTGTCACGAACAGACATACCTGAACCACGGAGGCTGGCGTAGATGTAATAGCGAGGGTCTTTCATCTTGAGAGCCTTCGCCTTCTTGTACGTATCGACGGATAACGTGTATCCTTTTGTTTCTTCAATCATAATCTTATTTCTTTTTATTATCCTTGAATGCAAATACTGTGTAGCAACAACACGAAACGTGAAATGGCGGATATGGGTCTTTGAAAGAATGGAGGCCGGCATCGGCTTCGCTTTGACAGATATCACAAGGATAACTGCTTCCTCTCTTGACATAGAATCCGATAGCCTTATTCTCCTGTCCATACTCCTGCTCTGCCTGTCCCCACGCCAAAGCAATCACTTGAGAAGCATTTCTTACGATATTCTGATAGGCGTTCTTGTAGTAGCCCTTTCCGTAAGAAGGAACATCGATGTTAATGTCCTTTCTCTTCGCCTTGGTGATGACTGATGTGTGATATGGGTCTTTATAGCCTGTGCGGATGGAAGAAAGGAGCTGCTGGTCTGAATATCCCATCAAGGTTCCTGCCTTGATCATCCTTACAATATCTTCAGCAAAGATTCCGAGATAGACAGCGTTTCTTTCAGATGTCGTCTTTCCGTAGATGTCGCTGACGAGAAACGATTCGATGTTCTCGCTGTCAATCCCGAGAATCTTGCATGAAGCCTTTGAGTAGGCAGAGATATAGCTGTTGATACTCTCCTCTGCCTCAGCAGTAACATTCTTGGCGTAAGAGAGCAGGGCTGACTCGTTTGTGAGCCTGCCCACGCCTCTGTATCGCTTACTTGCGGAAACTATCTTCTGTGTTGATTTCCAGAGAATATCTGCAACATGGTCCTCGCAGTTTCGGATTGCCTGCAAACGCTTTCTGCTGTAATCGACAGAACGTTTTAACTCATTATCCATTTGCATACCTCCATTTATAACCATGAGCAGTTTTACAATTTCCCTTACAGCAATTCGTTATATCGGAATTTCTCGATCTCTTACCAAGATAATCTGCGGCTTCATTTATGCTATGAAATGTGCGGATATATTTTCCACTCAAATCAAACTGCATAACAGCAACTCTTCGCCTCGGCCCGGGAGCCTTTGGATTATAAGAAAATGGATCTCCCTCGTATCTCCAGACGAAACCGCGTGCAGAATTGCATTTATGATGAATGCAGCCTTCGATGACACCAGTCTTGCCGAAGCATTTTTCAATCTCGGACAATCCTCCGTCCCAAACTTTGACAAGTTTGCCATTTGTCTCGTATTGACAAATACGAAAAGAAGTTCCTCTTTCGTTAATCGTTATTTTAAGTTCAGGATGATCCTCGTAGAACGCTTTTAAAGACGCTCTTCGTCTCTCTCTCGCGGATCCGTATGTGGTATTATACCCATAAGTACACCATTCCAAGTTGCCAAGAACTGAATTTGAGCGGTCTTCGTCTATATGATTTACGCAAGGATAATTATTAGGATTTGGGATAAAAGCCTCAGCTATCAATCTATGGATACTAAAAGGCTTATTCTTTTCACCCACCCACAAGTTTACTTGCGGGTATCCGGTGCTGCTGCACACTTTAACTTTCATAAGCTTCTCCTTTCGGTGTACGTGTCTGCCGATAGAATCCACAATGTCGTAAGCTAACGATTTCACCCTTCCAAGAGAGCTAATCATATAACGATCCTCTAAGCCAACCACAGGCTTCCAAATTTCTTTTTCTGATTTCATATCCCGAATAATTAAGTTAATCTCGAAAAATACAGAAGAGGAAGGGTGTCGAGATTTCACCCTTGTCAACAGGTAGCTACTCCTGCCTATCCTCACTGCAAATATACAAAAAATATTGCATATTTATACAATTAATGAATATTTATGCAATATTTTTTAGAATATTTATACTATCACTTTACTCCTTTGTCCCAATTCACACGACCATCCCAGTTTCGGTTAGAATCGTATTCTCGACCGCTTTTGTTCGGCCTGCCAGCGCCACGACCAGTACGTACGTTTCCGCTGCCTCCATTCTGAATCTTCGCCGTTGCCTTCTGCTCCTCGATAGCATTCTCGGTCTCGTTATCCGCACGTTGCATATCCATAAGGAGGTCCTGCTGGTCTTCTTCCTTCTTCTCGCGCATGATACGGTCGTATTCATCGTTAACTGGGAAGTCTGGGCAACGCTCAGATGCAGTCTGCTTTGAGAGGAAGTTGTTCTGAACAGCTGTTGCTAAGTTTGTTATTATTTCAGATTTATTCTGATGCACATAGATTTCCACCCAAGCGTGAATAGGAAGACCGGTCATAGTGGCCATGCAGTTTTCTTCAACTCCGATACCATACTTTGAGATACGAACAAGTTGATCCAGGAACGGATGCATCTTCTTAGCATCGTTCTCTGCAACCTCGATGGCAGGAGAATAGAGCAGCTTAATGGCAACGCCCGGAAGGTCACCCGACTTCAGTTCCGGTGGCTTTACTGTGAACGAAAGTTCATAGATGAGATCATACGACTTGTTGAGCTGTGTCGCAAATGCATCAGAAGCGTCTGTTCCGTTAATGAAGTCAGCATCACCATTCGTATCGGTAATCTGAATCATCTTAGCCGATCCGTTTGTATCTCCAACAACGGTAATGTCGTCACCATCGCCCTTCAACTTCATTATAGGGAAGGCGTAAGCCTTGTTGTTCTCGCAGAGATAAGAGAAAGCTTCCTCGTAGTCCTCGATGTTCTTCTGTACAACAGACCAGCATGGGCCGTCATCATTTCTTACGTATGCAACAGGGATAAATGGGAAGCCGTGAGCTTTCTCTTCAACGCAAGTGTAGTCGTCGATTCCGAATATCTTGGCAATTCTCTTGATAGTCTCCTTGACCTTGCCTTCGTTAACTTGCTTCTTGAAGCGGTAGAAAGTCTTGTCATCCCACACCTCTACCCATTCAATCTTTTCATTACCTTCCTCGTCGAAGTCGTAATACTTGCGAGCAAACACAACGAGTTCACCAGTAAGAGGGTCGAACTGAGGATACAATGTGTCTCCTCTATCGAAAGCCAATGTGCGAGTACCGAATTTCTTGTTTTTATCGAAGAATCCGACTACAGCAGCCTCAGCAACCTTCATGTACGAACTTACTGCCTCATAGTGACGAATCTCCATATCGTGCATATACCATCCCTTCTTGAACTTGGCAAGAAGATTAATATACTCTTCCTGTTTCTTCATCTCAGGATCACCGGCAAGCTCAAACTGAATATCGTTACCTGTCATATGGAGGACGTGCTTCGTATGAATAACTTGCTGGAAAGCAAATGCCGTTCTTTGAATCTCCTGGACATACCATTTCCCGTCTTCCGGGTTCTTTCTCCAGATGTCAGGGTAGAGATCCTTGTCGAAGATTTTGTGTGACGTAGGATAGAACTCACGAAGGAAGTCCTTCTGAGTCTTAACCACTCTGTATAATGTATCTTGCGGCATCTGAGGGTCTTCATTATCGGACACCTCGTTCCTGCAATAGCCATCGTGGGTCATGTACCCCTTTGGCGTGAGTTCAAAGAAAGGCTTCTTTACGAGAATCTTTCTGAAATTTGTTACCTTGATAGCATCCATAATCCTTTTACCTTTTTATTTTTCTTTTTTGTTAAACTGAATATCATTACGTAGAACCAAGATTCAAAGAAGTCAGGCGAGTGCCCGACATATTTCTTGGCAATCTTCTTAGGTAATAGCTTGAATCCCCTATCATCGCTATTCTCGTCACGTCTGAGCATCTTACGCTCCTTCTGAAGAATCTGTCTGAGAGGAACCTTGTCAAATCCGTTTCCTGAATACTTTCTTTCAAGCAGGGCCGAGTCGATGGAAATCTGCTTCTCTTTTATCATCTTATAGAATAACCATGCGCACTGAGACTTCAAATCCTTATATAGGTATTTGATTCCTTCTTCTTCCTGATGATTCCTAGCGATAGGTGCTGCCTGGTTGTTGAATGGGACGGCATCCTTGAAGAATCCCTTAAAGTACTGACCGATACCCTGCATATCGTAAGTGAAGTTACATTCCTCGACACCCCACTCTCTCAGCTTGGCCTCAACTACCGAAACGAGTGTCTTAGGGTCCAGCCTCAGAACAACCAAGTCTTTACAATGCCATCCTTCCCAAAGCCACATTACGAAGTTATCGCCTCCGGTGAATGCGATATCGGCAGAAGCTCTGCGTTTTCCATCTCCTATCTGTTCTGCATTGTCGTAGATTTCATCAAGGTCTTCCATCTTGATCATGTCATCACCGGCAGCTTTCCAGTTCCAGTTAGCTTCCAGGTCTCGCATGCGCTGTTCCTCGTCCTGTTGGGCAAGGTTGGCGAGATATGAGGCATCGGTAGAGATAAGCTTAATGTTCTCTGATACGTCAGCGCGAACGAATGTTGCCGACTTGATGAACATTTCGAGCTTCGTGTATCCAAGTTCCTCGTAGCTGTCCTTCCAGAGGCTATCGATGATGCCCTTGCACTGTTCGTATACCTCTTCTCTTGTGTTACCCCAGTAGATAGAGTCCGGTGTATCACCATCCATGAAGCAGTAGCGGATAACTCCATCTCGCTCCGGTATTATGTATCCATTCTCGTCAACCCACCAGTCGATGAACTTTCGCACCCATGATTCCGGGTCAGGGTTACAGGTAATCCAGAATCGGTTTCGTATGTGAGCTGCGTTTCGGTTGTTGGTCAATAGGTACTTGAACTTCTTGTATGGACACTGAGTACCCTCATCGATGCAGACATAGGCATACTGGCGCCCCTGGAATCGTGTCTTGAAATCCTGATAGGCTCCTGCGTAGTACGAGAATTTGAGCCATCCTCCGTTGTCGAAGTTCCAGGTCATATCGTTCTGTGACTTATTGTAAGTTCCAAATTGGGAGAACAATTTGTAAGAGTCTGTCACCAAGGACTGCAAGTCGTCTTTTTCGTTACGAAGAATTGTTGCATGAAAATCTGGATTTTTGATATCCTTCAGAACTTCCATAAGGGAAGAGAAGGACTTGGAGTTGTGAGTGACGATAAAGTCCTCGACAACGAATAGTGAGTCCGGATTCTCAACGGCGATGCAACAGCAGTTTCGCTTGCCGACCGGTTTACAGCTGACAATCCTCCTCTCTAATTCCTTCTTTCTGTAATCGAATCGAACCTCCCATTTCTTGTTTGACTTCCTTTTTACGTAGCAAACAGAACCGAGACTATCAACCAGATACTTGAAATCGAATGCTTTCTTTCTTGTCTTGAAAGTCTTCTTCCAGTATTTTCCGGAAAATCTACCCGATGTTTCGATGATACGTCTTAAAGACTCAGTTCTCTCAGCGACAGAGGCTAGGCCGAACTTTTCATCAAACTCTACAGGTTTTACGCAGGGAATAGTGATGTCGTAGCCTTCGTTGATGTAACTAGCTATCTCACAGGCAAGATGTGGTATAAATCTCCTGTCGCCATCGATAGATACATTCCAGATATGGTCATCCGAGCATACTACACTCGATCCGTCAGATAGTTCAATTTCGTAGCAATCTCTATCAGGATAATCGATTCGACCTAATACTCTATGTCCCTTACCGTCATGTCCTATTACGGTGTCGCCATATTTAAGATGCTTGATTTTAATGAATCCTCTAGTAGTTAACACTCTCGTGTCTTCATCCAGAGGACCACCTCGCGAGCCGCCAACTATCTTAATATCTGCATCAATAGACAGCATGCGCTCCTGACCGCCACGCTGAGCTATAATCTTCAGCTTGTCGGGATGCTTCTTATCGGCGTCTCTTAATGATTGGATATACTCTTGAGTATAAATAGGCTCACCGTTATCCAATTTTAATCCTGAAAATACTTCCTTTTGCATAAATATACATTTAATACTGCAAAAATATACAATTTTTCTTGGATAATTGCATATTTATTCATATATTTGCAAAATAAAAGGTATATTTATACGTTTTCGAGGTGGAGGGACCACTTTCGGGATAACATTTTAATCAAAAAAACAACATGACAAGAGAGGAACTCTTAGCATTAGTGAACAAGGAGGTTGATACCACCAAGTTCAAAGAACTTAGCCAAAAGACCATCGATGAGGAACTTGATGATGTTTTGGAAGATTTCGGTGATGACGAGGAAGCAAATTCCAAGTTGGTTACCAAGTTAGCAAACCGTCTGAAGCGTATCAACGGCAACTTGCACAAGAATATCTCTGACGAGGTAAAGAAGAGCAAGGAGGAGGCTGAACGCAAGAAGAAGGAAGAGGAAGAGGAGCGCAAGCGTAAGGAGGCCGCCAAGAATGGCGATCCTGACGACAAATACAACGAGCTTCTCAAAGAAATCAAAGCCCTCAAGGAAGCTAACGCAGAAAGAGACAAGAAGGCTGCAAGGAAGGCGACCATCGAGTCTGTAAAGGCAGGTTTGAAGGATAAGTTCGACAAGGCAAACCTTGAAATGAAGAACTACTTCCTCAATGCTGCAATCGCAAAGCTGGAGATTCCGGACGAAGATGCCAACATCGACGACCTGGTTTCTAAGGCTGAGAAGATCTACACCGCAGAGTACAAGGAGGCTACCGGTGAAAACGGTATTCCTGCAAAAGGCAGTCGCACGTCTAGCGGAGGCACGTCCACAGATGATGACAAGTTTATGGAAGAAGTGGCCGAGCGTCGAAAGAAGAGATTCGGCGGTGGAGACAAGAAGTAATTTCAGGATAACAATTTTAAAAAGGTAAAAAGATTATGGACAACACTTCTATTTCCTACATGGAACAGATGGGTACTCGTGGTATGCTGAACCACGGCGCAACCATTGTTCAGACAGAAGGTAAGGTCGGTGGAACCCGATACGTGTTTGCTGGCCTTGAGGCACTCATCAAGAATGCCTTCGTTCACCCACCTATTGGTGGCAAGCTCGTCAATCCGTTCAAAGGTCAGGCTAAGATTTATGCCGGTGACTTGATTGAGCACGACCTTGGTTTTACAGCTGGCAACGACGGACCTGGCGCGACATTCAAGATTCTGAAGGCTTACGGTGTAGCAAAGGCTACAACTGCGGCTACAGACACAGACATCTACATCGTTCGTAACGGCTTCGTTCACATTCCGTTCCCTGGCGACACCATCATGGTCGGTCAGAAGGACTTCAAGACAAAGGCAAAGGGTGTGACTATTTCAGCAGTCGAGGCTACTACTGATGATACCGCAGGTGACGTTTGGAAGGTTACTCTTTCTGCTGCTCTCGGCACATTGAAGGTAGGTGACGTATTGGTTGAGGCTGCAAGTGCAGGCGAATCCGTATTGCCTATGGTGACCAACCCTAACTGCTTTGCTCCGAGCGACAACGATTTTCCTTATTTCAATGCCGGCGGAGACAAGTATCATCAGCCTCGCAACAACAACAACTTCTGTATGTTGAATCCAGACTGCGTTATGTGGCTTGACCGCATGGGTCCTGTTCCTCCTGCCGTTAAGGCGATGAACAAGTCACTCTACCCAGAGTTCTGGCACATTTAACCTATTGTCTAACGTAAAAAGATTGATTCAGGATTATGGCAAAAATTGATATTGGTGTCGAGCAGCTTGCGAAGTTCTTCACTGGTAAGGGTAACAACACTTACCTTCAGAAGTTCGTCAATCGTGACGGCGTATTGCGCTGTAACAACGGCTGGTATCTGACACAGGGTGACATTGATCCAAACCTCACCCCTACATCTAATAATGGCGACGCAACCTTCAAGGTTCGTCTTCGCACTTTGAACCCTGCAACCTTGATGAGCCTCCGTGCCCCTCTCGGCGAGGGCTATCAGAACGACCACGAGGGTATTGAGTGGTATACCGCTTCAATCCCAGACTTCGCTGCTGACAGCTTCCATGAGACTGCGACAGAGCGTTATCACAAGATGAAGCTTCTCCAGGATGAGTTCGGCAACGATGCAGACCTGGTTGATGCTTATCTCGACAAGGTTCAGGTATTGTATGACTCTCTTGACATGACTATGACATACATGTCAGCACAGTTGAGTTCTAAGGGTGTCATCGACTACGACAAGATCGGTCGCGGTATCCAGGAGCCCCTGTATGACGCAAAGGTTCCAGCCGAGAACTTCAAGAAGGCAGGCAAGCTTGCTTGGAACGACGCGAACTGCGACTTGCTCGAACAGATGCGTAAGTTTGAGGAGGATTGGCGCAACAGTCATATTGAGTACCGCAGTGTACCTCTCGTATGGCAGATGACCAAGAACGACTACAACAACGTCTTCTTAAAGAACAAGCAGATTGCCGAGCTGTACAAGAGCTGGGCGAACGCTAACTTTGTGGCAGTATTGCAGAACTACGGTCCGAACAACGCAATGTTCCTGAAGTCTGTTGTTGACCTCAATGGTCTTTCTCCTATCGAGATTGTCGATGAGGTTGAGCACAACAAGCGCTTCGACGGAACAGTTACCGAGATTCGTGGTTGGGCAGACGGAACAGTCGTTCTTCGCCCTGCTGGTAAGCCATTGCGTTTCATGCGCAAGGAGATTCTCGACAAGCGAATCTTCGATACTCTCGGCAATAAGCTCGTGGATGTAGCTTGGGCACAGACAAACAACGGTCTCGGTCTGCTCCGTAACATGGTTACCGCAAACGGTATGTTCCAGGAGTTCAAGACAGACTTGTTCCTCGCTTCTGTTCCTGCTATGCTCGATGCTCCTTACCGTTGGATTATCGACATCACCCAGAAGGGTTAATTCTTTAACGTAACTAGATTGTATGACTATGGATTCGGAGATGAACATTTACACTGTGAACGACTACCTTATTAATAAGGTGAAGTTCGAGATGCCGATAAAGGCTCTGTTGGGCATCATGCACGACAGGGAGCTTGAAAATGGCATCGACCTCGAAGCCTGCGACAAGGACAAGGTGAGACTTGCCTATGCCGACATGCTGAAATGGTTTGTTCTTGGTCCGAGCAAGGTGAACAACACCTCCGACTCCGATAACGGATGGACTCATTCGGGAGGTGGCTATGATATGTCGGATAACGACAGGAGCGAGATGAAGGCAGAGGCTAACGCTATCTATGCGGAGCTGGAGCCTGATTCGATGCTCAAGAAGAAGTCCACCTTCCGGGTGACCTCCCACGGAGTAAAGAGGGCGAATTATTCTCCTTGGGGAGAACCTCTCCCTCACATCATCAAATAAGGCGTATGGAAAAGGAAAACATCAGAAACCCAAGATACCCTCACATCATCAAGATCGTGAGGAAGGTCGTCGGAAAGACCGACCCTGATGACCCGTTCGCCGATGATGATGCTCCAGTTGGTGAGGACAAGGAAATCATTCTCTACTATGGCGAAGGCCGCAGTTACACAGATACCACTACAGAGGGAGACAAGAACGTCGACCAGAACAAGAGGAAGGCATCGATTCCGGTCAGATATGACGAATGGGATGCTGGTAAATGTCCTCTTGACGGCGACACCATCTACTCCACTGTCGGTAACAATACCGAGATAGGTATGGTAAAGGACTGCGAGCCGGATAATAACAGGACTGTTGTGTATTGGAGTTTGACAAGGGTTTAGATTATGACAAGTTTATCAGGTCAGTTTTTACAGGTCGAGAAAAAAATCCGTCAGATGGCTGTAGCAAAGATGCAGCAGAAGATGGAACATGCGGCTGAAATGACAATGAAGGCTGCTGACAAGTCTCGAAACTATGATGACGTAACCGGTAACTTGTACAAGTCAACAGCCATCGGTACATATTACAACGGCTCATTGCAGTCGATTCATTATGCTCCTGGCCCAGAGCCAACCCGAGTAACCCTTGCTGCCGGAGAGAGATACAACCTTGATAAGTATTATCGCAGTTCGTTCTCCTTCAAAGACAGCGGAAGGAGACCTTACAAGGGTGAATACGGAGAAGGTGGTGAATATGGTCCAAACGCGGCGTGGGATGAACTTGTTTCCAGGGAGCACAACAAAGGAAAGTACGATGCTACATGGCAGATGCTCCTTGTTGCCGGTGTGGATTATGCTAAGTTTGTCGAGGTTAAGAGAGGTCACGACGTGATTACCTCTCTTAGAGAATATTTGGTTAGATACTTTAGATCGATGTAAGATATGGTTAGTATTAAGACTCTATATTTCGATGTCGGTAATGCAATGAAGGGAATTTGCGACAAGCTCTACTCCCGGAGCCGACCAAAGGCAGTTGATACGAAAATCAACAGCTATATCGTGGTATACTTCCCATCTAGTATCTATAACAATGAGATGAACTCAAGTGGAGTTTACAACGATTTCACCACTACAGCTCAAATCGAATTGTATGTGCGCGATAAAGCTTCAGCAAGCAATCCAAATACATTCGATGTATCTAGCGTTGACGAGAAAGTCCAGGAGATTATGGACAGATTTCCAATCTCTACAAAAAATCTCATTGTTTCAAATCCTCGTATAACACTACAAACAGACGATGGCGCCGGTTTTTCCGTGACGATCATACAGGGAAGGTTACGTACGAAATAAGTATTCAGGTATAACAATTTAAAATATTTTAGATTATGGCTATGACAACTATTGACAAGATGAAGGACATTTTCAATGGTCCTAAAACTCTGCTCTACTCAAAGGCTATTACCGATTTGAGCAAGGCTACAGTTGACATCACCCCAGAGGTTGAGCTTCCGGTTGCCGTTGACTCGCTGAAGGCGACTATGGATGACCCAACCATCAACCACTACAAGGTTATCGGTCTTGCAGGCGACTGGGCAACTACAGCAGAGCTCGGCGACTTCAATGTAGAGTTCGTTGTTCCTTCAAAGGCAAAGGACTTGCTGACAATTATGTTCGGTGAGGATGCTATCACCGAGCTGACCAAGGTTACTCTGAAGGGTACAGGTGACGCTACCCTCGACGCTACTACCGGCTTTACAGGTATCGCTGTTGAGCCTAAGAAGTTCAAGATCAAGGGTACTATCGTTATTGTTGACGACGAGAAGGAGAACCTCATGGTTATTACCAACATCGCTCTCTACGCTACCTTGCAGTGGGATAACTCTGGTACTGAGCCAGTTGCATTCAAGTTCTCAGGTTCTATTGAGGGTGCAGGTAAGCGTAGCATCGCTTGGCTTACTAAGGCTCCAGCTGCTGGTGAACCAGGCATTGGCGGTTAATCAAGAGAAAAGGCTTCTTTAGGTAATTAGATTCAGGATAACAAACCGTTGGGCGGCAGGCTAATCAACAGCCGTGCCGCCCTTCTTCATTTAATAGCATACAATCATGGCAGAAGAAAATAAAATAGAGCAGCCTTCAGTGGACTTGCAGGAGTTGCTTGACAGCGTGCTGCACGACGAGCCTACCGAGTTCGTGTTCCGTGGAAAGAAGCACAGGCTCGGCTGGCTTCGCAAGGGAACCATGAGCAGGTGTTCTCATATCAGGGCGAAGGAGAAGAACGAATGGAAACGCAACGTCAAGATTTGCGTCTGCATTCTCCTCAACAACATCTGGAAGATTAGATTTCTGTATTGGATCTACTGGCGCTGGCTCTACTACATCAATGATGTGGACGTGGCCGAGGTTCTGAGAGTTCTCGATGTTTCTAAAAAAAAAATTCCATCGAACGCATTCTCACTGGCTACCATATTAGCGACCGGGATGACGGACGTGATGATGACGATGACGAGGAGCGAAGCAAAAGCTATCCAAGCAGAACAAGCTGGGGAGCAGCCTTCTCACTAGCGGAGAAGTTCGGTTTCCTCTTTCAGCGCAAGTACTTCATTGCAGCCTACGACTACTGGTGGGGCTATTCATCAGCACAGATTGACCTAATGGTTGCAGACCAGCCTCTTGTCGTCTATCCTAAGACCAAGAAGGAAGGTCGTCCGAAGAAGCACACCAAGAAGGAGATGGATGACCTCTACGACAGGTGGATGGAGAAAAAGAAGAACGAGGGAAGCCTCGTTGGCAAGAAGATAAGTCTTGCTGATTACTTAAACAGTAAACTCTAATTTTAAAATATTCAGGATATGGCAGGTGGAAATTTAGGTGACTTGTGGTTTGACTTAAACATTAAAGACAGCAATGTTAGGTCAAAACTGAAAGAAATTTCAGAAGCACTTTCGGAGTTGGATCTAAAAACTGAGTCCGGAAGAAAGTCTGCTGAGAAGTTATTTAAGAACTTTAATAGAGAGAATAGCAAAGAAATCGCTGAGGATTTTAAAAATATAGCGGCCCAAATGGGCATTCAGGCTCAGGAAACTGCAAATCTCAGCAAAAGACTGAAGGAGTTATCGGAACTAAAAGCAGACATTCTTCGTAGAGACAAGGAACAATCCGAGCACGGTAACTTTGTTGCGATGAAAAATGAAGCACAGGCTGCACTTGATTTAACAAATAGATACAATGAACTTGCCAAGTTAAAAGAAGATATCTTAAGACGCGACAAGGAAATGGAAGCTCAAGGGGCTTTCGTGACGCTTGTTAACGAATCGAAACAGGCGCAAGAACTTAATGAGCGTTACAGGGAAATGCAGCAACTGAAATCCGCGATTTTGGAGCGAGACAGACAGTCAACCGAGCACGGTAACTTTGTTGCGATGAAAAATGAAGCACAGGCTGCACAGGAGTTAGCTGTCAGGGAAAGAGAACTCGCTGAGTTGCGAAATGCTATCGTACGCCGTAATGAAGAAATGATTGCTGCCGAAAATAGGCTAAGAGAAGCGACGGAGCGAACTAACCAGGCTAGAAGAGAAGCAATTTCAGTATCTAGGAAACAGGCAGAATCCCTTGTACGTGATAGAGTTAAGGAACTCGAAGCACAAAGAATACAACTGCAAGGGTTGTTTGGTAGCGGCAAGAATACATTATCTACAGAAGATTTGGCTCGTATTAGGGCTGCTTTTTCGCAAATAACAAGCGAGCTTAATACTCTTCGAGGAGCTATGGCTAATCTTAGTGGGTATTCTATAAGAGATTTATTCTCAATGGGACGAGGAACAAGCGACTATTCTCCTCTTATTAGAAGTATGGAATCCGCTATTAGCCAAAAACAAAAGGCTTTAGATCTGGAGAGAAAACATCAGCAGGAAATAGCACAAACTGGTGCAAAGATTCAGTCTGATTTGGTTCGTGGCTTCGAGAAGGCTAATAGTCATGCAGGAAAGTTGAATTCAACCGTACAGGATTTGAAGTCACTTTTCTTGCAGGGAGGTCTTGTGTTCGGCGCACAGCAGTTCGCTATGAGCATCATCACTACTGGTGGTGAGATGGAGAAGCAGCATATTGCTCTCCAGTCAATCCTTGGTGATATGCAGAATGCGAATACAATGTTCAATCAGATTAAGGAACTCGCTCTTAATTCGCCATTTACATTCTCTGAATTGAACCGAGATGTTAAGCAGTTGGCTGCGTATGGCGTAGAATACGACCAGCTTTACGATACAACCAAGAGGCTTGCTGATATGTCTTCCGGTCTTGGTGTCAGCTTCGATCGTATTGCTTTGGCGTTCGGTCAGGTTCAGGCTCGTGGTTGGCTAGATGGCAAGGAGCTTCGCCAGATTGCCTATGCAGGTATTCCTCTTCTTAATAAACTTTCAGAGTTTTACTCTAAGCAGGAGGGTCGAAATGTCTCTACATCAGAGATTAAGACCAGAATTTCAAGCCGAGAGGTTAGCTTTGATGACGTAAAGTCTATCTTCTGGCAGATGACTGATGCAGGCGGTCAGTTCTACAACATGCAGCAGGTTCTGAGTGAAACTCTGCTCGGTCGATATAACAAGCTGAAAGATGCCTGGGAAATCATTCTTGCCGACTTTGCTAACGGCAAGAATATTATAGGTGGAACTTTCAAGGGTATCCTTGATGTTGTTACCAATCTCGTGCAGCAAATTCACGTCTTAGGTCCTGCTATGGTTGCAGCATTCGCCGGACCTGCTCTTATGCGTGGAGTAAAGACCTTGGAGGGCGGAATCGGGAAAAGAATACTGAACTCAAAGGGAAATATTGCGAAAGAAGCTGAACTCAAGCTTTTGCGTGGAGAAAAAATAACTCCCGTGGAGAAACAGATTCTTCAGTATAAAAATCAGATTCGGATTCAGGATATCAAGGCACTCGCAAAGGCAAATGCGATAACAAAAGCTGAGCTAAGACGCTTGTATGTTACCGGACAGATAACCAAGGAGATGTACAAGCAAGGTATGGCTCTCACAAAGCAGGAGGGGCAGGTAAACAGAATCTCCCTTGGTGGAATTCTGAAGGGATTGGCTAGCCCTAGCAAATGGGGAGCAGCAGGAGGTTTGCTTCTCGGAGGCTTGAAGTCCGGATTTAGTTCTATCATCGGTTTTCTTGGCGGTCTTCCTGGAATCGCTATCTCTGCCGGATCTGCAATCTTTGCATACTACTGGCAGAAGCATCAGCAGCTGAAGCAAGACATGGAGACTACGGCTGACGAACTAAAAGACAGATACACTAAGATTGGCGAGTTTCTTCGCGATAACGATGCGGATAAAGCTATTAAGGATGGCGACGAGAAAGAGATAGAAAACCTTATTGACACATATAAGGAAAAGCTAAAGGAGATTGCTCCTGAAAAGGAGAATGCTTTCACGATGAGCCTTCTCGAAAAGAAATCGAATGAGGATAGACTTAAGTATCTCAAAGAACAGCTCATCCTTCTCAAACAGGTTGAGGAGAGCACTCAGAAATCTCTTTCTAACGAAGACACCTATAAGGGATTAGACGAGAAGCTGTCTTCTGCAAAGGAAATAGCAGAAGCGTTCTCTTCAGCATCCGCAAAGGCGAATATGATTAATGCCACACAATCCGACTTCGCTAGCTTCAACTCCTGGGAAGAAAAATATAAGAATGAGGTGAAAGCTATGCGCGATTATCTCATTGATGAGCTTGGAGATATCAGCAACAGCCCAAAGTTACAGGGTAAGGCTAATCAGATTCTTTCGTCATTCTTTGCAAAACAGGGATGGAACCAGGATGTTTCTGATCAGTTCCGTGCTGACGTTCTTAATGCGATGGGTGTTGAAACTGGCTTCTACGAGAATAAATTCAAGGACGCTCTCGATAACGCTGTAAACACTTCGTTTCCTTGGATTGGTGACAAGATTCGCAACAACCAGGAATTGACAGATGCAGAGAAGGTCCAGGTTTCAAACATGATGAAGGATGCCGCGGCTCAGGTTCAGAAAGACTATCCTTTTGCATCAGACGCATTGAAGCGAATGCTTGCGGCTGATAGATTCGAGGCTGTCATTCATCTCGTATTCAGGAACGATGACTCGGATCTCACCCAGCAGCTCGAAAAGAATCTCAAGGGTAGTGGTTACGACTATCATGAGAAGAACAAGTACGTCAAGAGTTGGGGAAAGGATGCCGGAGACGACTACAATAAAGCAAAGAGCAACGCTGAGTCGGACATTACTGCTGCCAAAAAGGAACTCAACACCAGAAAGAAGATGCTTGCGCTGGGCAATCTTTCTCTCGATGAGTTTACACAGAAGCAGAAGGAGTACGAACTTAAGATGCAGGCTTATCATGATAACTGGGGCGAATGGTTTACTGGTGAAGACAAGAAGAAAAACAAGAAAACCGGTGGCCGTAGATCAAAAGGCGCGCAGACAGATAAGGCTCTTGAAGATTTGAGGAAGCGCATCGACTTATACAAGAAGATGTATGCTGAAATCAAGAAGTTTAAGGAGCTTTATGGAGAAGGTGCTCTTGGTCAGCTTGCTAATGACGGAGAGTTTGAAGCTATCTTTGGTGACAAGAAGAGGTTCCCTATCTCTGACTACACCAACTACGAGACTTCTATCAAGGAGCTCTTGCGGACTCTCCCTGCATCAACAAAGGACAGATTGGACTATGCTGCAAACGAGAAGGCTGGCATTCAAACTGAAAACCGAAAACTTCTCGAAGACCAGCGCAGAGACGAACTGAATGTACTCAATAAGCAACTTGATACTATATCTGAGCAGTATGAGACATACAAGAAGATATATGAGCTGACAGGAAACAAGAAGGGTTCAGAAAACATAGCTTTCGGCGGAACTGTTCAATTTGATACATACAAGAAGTTCCTGGAGGAACAACTTGACATTGCGGTAAAGCACGACAATGTTCAGTCCGGCCTCAACTTTACTACGGATGAGGTTAAGGAAATGAGTCTTGAAAATGTCAAGGATAAGTATGGCGAGGAGACTCGTGTTTACGATATCCGCAAGAAACTGGAAGATGAGAACAACAAGATCAAGAAGGAGACCATCGACCTGATGGCTAGTCTTATTGAAAAGAATGCAACCATCGCCCAGCAGATTGAGGATGAAAACCGAAAATACGAGAGACAGCTTGACCTCATCAAGGGCATCGAAGACCCACAGATGAGAGACAGAGCCAAGGCAGGAGCCACAAAGACTCACAACGAGAATTTGGCAAAGCTCCAGTTTGAACAGTTCAAGCAAGAATCTGATTGGGTTGCTATCTTCGATGACCTCGACAGGGTGTCTTCGGCAACAATCAACTCTATGATCGAGAAGATAGACCAGTTTTCTATGACTACCGGTTTATCTGTAGAATCCATCAAACAACTCAGAGATGCCCTAGATAAGCTCAGAAATGAGCAGATTAGCAGAAATCCGTTCCCTAGTGTATTCGGAGGAGTTAAGCGTGGCAATGCTATCGGGAAGTTCATAAATGAGCGTCTTGGCGGTATGAACGATACTGCGAAGATATTCGTTAGTAAGGAGGATGCTTCTAGACTTGGTATCGCAGGCGGCGTAAGAACAAAGGCGAGTCTGAAGAATGATCAGCAGTCAGCGTACGCCGACTCGTCTAAAGCAATCTCTGAACTTGCGACGAAGATGCAGGCACTCAATACGGTTCTTGACCCGGTAATCAATCTGTTTAAGGCTATGGGTGAAGAGGATTCAATCCTTGGTCAAATTGTTGGTGGAGCATCAGGCGCATTCTCTTCGGCAGCAAGTACAGCTGGAGCCTTTGACACCCTAAGTAAAATGAAGGGTCTTGGATTCCTAGAGGGGGCTGGTCCATACGCAGCAGCCGCTTCCGCAGCGTTGAGTATTGGCGGTTCGCTCATCAAGGCATTCGGCGCAGACTACAGCAGTTACGAAAAGGCGAAGGCTGAGTACGACAACCTGACCTCAATTTGGGATTCTCTCATCTCCAAGAAGACTGAGTACATGAACATCCATTGGGGTACAGAGGCTACAGAGGCATCCAAGGAAGCCCAGGAAATGCTTAAGGCGGAGATTGAGCAGACTAAGGTTATCGCGCAGAAGAGGCTCAATGCCGGTGCGTCAGCTGGCTCACACTCTATCAAATATAGAATGTGGAAGGGTTCATATAAGTACAATGGTCAGAACTGGCGTGATGTTGCCGGAGAAATCTCTTCGAAATACGGAGTCCAGTTCAACGGCATGGAAGACATGCTCAACATGAACGCTGATACATTGTCGAAGATTAAGAAGGATTACACTGGTCTTTGGGCTAACATGGACTCAGATTTCAGAGATTACCTGGAAAAACTCATTCAGTATGGCGAGAAGGCCGATGACATGATTGATGCTCTTACAGAGAAACTGACCGGCAACAAGTTCTCTGACTTGGTGTCTTCCTGGGGTGACGCAATGTCAACTATGGCCAATGGATATGAAGACTTGGTGGATGGCTTTGAAGGAAAATTAAAGGACGCCATCTTGAGCTCAATGGTTGAGAATATATATGGAGACAAAATTAAGGCTCTTTTGAAGAAGACTCAGGAGTACGCAGAGAATGGTGACAAGATTAAGGATTCCAACGGAAATGTTATTTCTGAATACACAGGAGCAGAGTATTCCGACGTAAAGAACAGCACAGATGAGCTCTCAAAGCAAATCGAGGCAACGAGAGATTATCTCAAGAAGACTTACGGCTGGTCTGACAACAGTAGTTCATCATCGAGAAACTCCGTCAAGAGCATTACGGAGGAAACAGGAGACTTGATTGCCTCATACCTCAACGCAATTAGGCTCGATTGCTCTGTCATGAGAGAAGAACAAGCTAAGTATTATCCAGAGATGAGCGAGATTGCCAAGTCTCAGCTGATACAACTCAATGCGATTGCTCGAAATACGTTACGCAATGCGGATGCGGCCGAGAGGATTGAAAGTATATTCGTTGAGTATAACGACAACTTCAATAGAGTTCTTAACGGAACAAAATCATTGAAGATGAAGTAATAATCGGGGGCGCGGATCTATTTCTGCGCCCTCTTTCGTATATTTATACATTTTTAATCTTGACATCTCTTGCATGTTTATGCATTTTTTTGTATATTTGCAAATATAAAAAGTTGATTTAAGGTATGAAAGATTATTTCAGGATATACATGCAGAAGGAAGGCGATGGGAATGAGGTGAAGGACTCCATCGCCGACTTCGGCATGTATGTTTCCGAGAACCCGTTCAAGCCTTGCGATTCTGTCAAGGAACCACCGAAAAGGGAGTGGCACGATGAGCATGGTGATGACGAATATATCGGAAAGGATGGACTTTATATGGCGGCATACGAGAATAAGGTAAAGTTTATGTTCCACGGCGAGGCTTTCGGCGCTAACGAGAAATGTAAGGCTTTTATTGATTACATCCGCAAGTCAGGCATGATGAAGATGTATTGCGACTTCAATAGAATCGGAAGACAGCATGTAAGACTTAAGGATATTGATCCAAACCTATATAGAGATCCGGATAACGAGGACTTGCTAGTCCTCTCTATTACTTTCAAGTTTAACGACCCTGTTACTGATATTAAGCCGATTAAGGATACACAGGGCAATATTTCAAATTTAGTATAGCATACAGATGAGCGCTTGGAATATTTATCATAAGGATGGCTCGAAGCTGACAGACGTTAACGGAGAGCAGATAACCGTTCATGGATTGGAGTACTCTGATTCCTGGATGGGTGAGTGTTTTTTGACTATCAACTTCAAGCATGAAGTGCCTATCAACTTTCAGATAGGCGACTATATTGTCTATCGTGGCGAGCGATTCGAGCTCAACTACGAGCCGGGCAAAGATAAGCAGGCAAGACCTGACACCTACGGTGAGGGCTTCGTATATGACAGCGTAAAGTTCAATGCATTGCAGGATGAGCTTGCCAGGGCAGAGTTCCTCGATGTGGTATTGAACGATAACGAGCTTCACTACACTGCCCTGCCGAAATTCCCATTCTATGTGCAGACTTTGGATGATTTGCTAGACAGAATCCAGGCATGCTTAAACGAGCAGATTGGTGCAGGTCTTTGGAAGATTTACTCCCGAAACAAGGACCGTTCCGTTCAGCGTGGAGCCCTTGAAAGTGAGTGGTTGTCGGTTTATGGTGAGAAAACCGACGATAACGTCATCGAATCGATGTCTATTACAGTGGATTCGCAGACCTGTTGGCAAGCCCTTGCGCTTGTGAACGAGAAGTGGGACATAAACTTCATCGTCAGAGGGAGAAACATCTATGTCGGTACTACCGGAATACAGGCTAATCATATCTTCAAGTACGGACTCGGCAATGGACTCTATGAGATTGTTCAGAACGCTGATTCCGATCAGAGTGTCGTTACAAGACTAAGAGCATATGGTTCCGAGAAGAATCTTCCTTCTCACTACTATGCGGACCTCGGTGTCAAGTATGTGGCGAACATCACGAAAGTCGTCGGGGCCAGCACGAATGTTACACTTGAACTGGACCTCGATTATATAGAAACATATTTCAAGAATCCGAGAAAGTATATTGTTCCTGGGGAAACTGGCGAGCAGTCTCTCGGTTGGGTACTTAAGGTTACATTTGATTTCAAAACTGAGATTACCGGTTATGTAACACAGGCATACGACTCTAAAAAATGTAGATTCTATTCTGAGCTGAAGGGAACACAGACTGACACCGGAGATGAGGAATCAAAGGAGAAGCTTGATGCGTTTATTGCGCAGGTCAAGGCCGGAAATACAAAGATGTATATCACGTCCGGTCTCAACAAGAAGGCAGTTCCTTCATCCATGAAGGAGTACGCAAAGAATCTTCCGAACAACATGTCCATCAACAGACTTATGTTGCCTGGATTCCCTCATGTATCGCTGAGTGATTTCTATAACACACTCACGGATGAAGAGAAGAAGTACGTGAATCCTACCGGGAGACAGCATAAATTCTCCACAGATCCGCACAGGCCATACATCGATTCTATCAACATCGAGCAGATTGGCCTTCGTTCTGCATCGCAGTTCTTTGAAACAGATGATAAGACAAATGGAGTTATTGAAATCTACCCTACTATCGAAGAGATGGAAATCGGTGGCGTACGTGTTGATGAGATTGATGAGGGTGTGGCTCCTGATGATGACGGAAGATTTGGCGATAATGAAACCGTAAAGAATGTTGATATCTATCTTAAAAAGGCTATCGACTTTGATATCAACGACTTAAAGGATGACGACTTCTCCATCTCGATGAAGGATGGTATGTGTGGCGGACGAACATTCAAGGTAGCATCCTCAACCAAGATTGATGGAAGATGGAGGCTTACTATTGAAAGAGTAAAGGACGACGCTCTTGAGCTGTGGTTTCCATACAAGGACTACCCTATCAAGAAAGGCGACCATTTCGTCCTTACCGGCATCACTCTCCCTGATTCGTATGTCAATGCTGCATCACTGAAGCTTCTAAAATACGCCATAGCGCTCCTTGATAAGAATGACTATACAAGGTATGTATATCAGCCTAAGGTAGATGAGATTTTCATGGCAAGGCAGCACGACCAAGCGGAGGCAGACGATACCGGAGTTATCAAGAGCCTCCACGATACGCTTAAGGCCGGCGACCTGATGAACTTCAATGATACAGACCTCAATATCGAAGGAATCATCTCTATCGACCAGCTCACGATCAAGGAAGAAGATGGCAAGATACCGACATACGACATAACTCTTCGTGAGGATAAAGAGGTTGGTACTATCCAGAAGATTCAGCAGCAGATTTCGTCGCTCCAAAGCGGAAATGGAGGAACTGGTGCAGGCTTGACAACTACACAAGTCAAGGGCCAGATTGCAACAGAAGGAAGTAAGCACTTTATCTCAAAGATAACCGACGACACCGCAAAGGGCACAATCACTTGGGAGAAGGTACAGAGACTAATTCAAGGCTTCTTCCTCGGTCATACTAACGAGTTCAGCATAGATGGAAGTGGTAACGCTATTTTATCTAGTGTCTTGGTGAACTTATTAAAGTCACTAGACTTTAACGAAGCAGAGCAGAGCGGTTTTGCAATTAAGCAACGAAGCGATGGTAAGTTTCAAATGTTGCTTACGGATTTGATAGTTTGGGGTAAGGCAATTTTCAACACCCTCTTGATACGTGAACTCAGCTACGTTGGAGGTAACATCGTCCTCTCCCCTGCTGCTGGTAAGATAAGCTACATCAAGGAAGTCTTTAGCGAGACAACGAATGAGCTGATTGGGTGGCAGTGCTATCTCTTAGCCGATGATGGAACGACCGCAACAATCAACTCATTCAAGGTGGACGACCAAGTTAGGTGCAAGACATTTAACATCAAGCCTGGAGTTTATGAGAACGTCAGCAACAAGGACTATTGGAGACTTATTTCCAAGGTCTCAACCGAGAATGAAGTAATCACCGATGATGAAGGTCACGAGCTCTATGACGGAAAGAAGTTCGCTTGGATTCAGATAGCGAAGGAGAACTGCATGGAAGGCTCGGATAACCCTGCTGTAGGAGATACCATCGTCCTCATGGGTAACAGAAGTGATAAGAGCAGACAGCACCTTCTGATGATGGAGACCGAAGGAGATTCCGCACCTACGTTCACCATGTACCGAGGCATCAACTCCTACTCCCTCAAAGGCAAATCCATCTTCGATGTAGGATTCAACGGCATTAACATCGTGTCAAAGTACTACCATATAACCACCGTTGACGGAGAGAAGATTTGGACTCCCGTATATCTCGGCGACTGGAAGGAAGGTACGGAATACAGCTACTATGATGAGGTTACATGGCTTGGCACAAGATGGCTCTGTATTTCTCCAGAAGGACAGACCACAACCGATGAACCGTCTGAGGATTCACCTTTTTGGAAGGCGACTACGAATATATACAAGCCGCAAGTTATCCTATATACCGATATTGTTTACAGCGGTATCTCTATAGGCGAGACACACAACATTACTTGCAAGTTAATGCTTGGTGATAAGGATGTATCAAACGGAGTAGCATCATGGAAGGTGACACGCAAAACCAATGATTCCGTAGATGATGCTGCATGGGCGACTAAGGATAAGGTTAAGAACTTCAATGGCTCAATAGATATTGTTTGGTCTAATGATGGAACAGAAGACGATTTGGGCAAGGGTGATACTGCGAAATTTGTATTCACAGCAACGACCACAACAGGAAAAATTCATCAAGAATATATTAAAGTTTAAAAATATAGGAGATTAAAATATGGGAAAGGAAATACATCTTTCTGCTGTTGCAGCGGTCAGAAGAACACCGAAGGGTGACACGTTATCCATCAATCTGCAAACGAATGGCGTTCCGCTCTTTCAGGGTTTGAACCCAGACACGTTTACCGTCTCTCCTAAATGGAGTGAAGACGGAATACACCCAGTCATTACACCGACTGTAGGCTCTGCACGCAAAAATAACGTGACACTAACAAATCACGCATGGGCTTACAATGGCAAGGATTTAGGTTTCGGCTTTAGTGGAACAGGATGGGAGACTTCCACAGTAGATGGCAGATTCAAGCTCAATCATGCGGATGGTTCACTCGCTATTATCGCAGACCTCGCATCAAAGGTAAACCAAGATTCCGATACGCTTACATATTCGGGTGATGCCGTGATGGGAGCCAGTATCTATCCGATGTCTAAGAGTATAGATATATTGGTGTCCATGTTGGGTGGCTCATCTTATTTCGGAGGTGTGTCAGCAGATACTACGGTATTAAGTAAGGGACAGACAAAAGCTACCCTCAGACCTTGGCTGTTCAACTCAGCAGGTGGTGAGGTTTCTACCTATTCTATTAATCTATATCGTGGCAGCGGAACAGACCTTGCAGGAACTTACGATAATCCTGCGAGTGGAATCATTATTCACAGAGACAAGACAGGAGATACGGATAAGCTCTATGTAGATAGTCACCAGCTCTTCGTTCTTGAATTTATCGTTGATGGTGCAGCAGTATACAGAACTGGTATCAGCATTGATGATATATCAGATATTTATCAGCTTGCCCTTAATTCGGTAGGACAGGTTGATGAAGATAGTAATCAGACGTTCCGATGTATCGTTACCAACTGCGAGACAGGTAAAGTACCGAAGGCTATAACTGGCAATGTTACTTTCGTTATCTTCACCGATAACAATGGTAAAATAGCGAATAAACGCTCAGAGACAATGACTTGGGCTAAGAATGTCAGTGACGGATTTATTGTGAGGAATGCTGATACCCTTGATGAGAATAATAATATCATCGGTGTATCGGTGTCAGCAGATGCTTATTTAACGGTTGATGATTAGGAGGAACGCTTATGCCAATAGTTAGTAATAAGGCGAATAGAAAATTCGCCCCTTTGGACGTTTCTGTATCAGTAGTGTGCGCATCGCCTAAGTCTCCATTCATGCAGACTATGGCTGGTAATAAATTCTTCCCAGACCGAACTCAGAGCGGCTTTGAATGTGTTGCCTACCCACAGATAAACGCAACAGCAAAGGATGATTCGTGGGATAGCAAGAAGTCGAATATGTCTCTTGCCAATATGGTATGGAAGGTATCAACTGGTACGGAGTGGAAGGATATATCTAAGATTAATGCTTGGAGCGGAAAGTATAGCATTGATACAAGCAATACATCTAATCGTGGTTCGCTTACTATCAAGAGGAATCTTTCAAGTAATGATAAGCAGCAGTTGCAATTCGAAGCTGACCTGTATGATTATAGAACGAACTCTATATTGCATATCACCGCTGACCCTATCACTCTGTATACGGCAGATAAGGGCGCAGATACCTATGGTATGGGCATTCGGGAAGATACCGATATATCCTATAACCCATTCCTTGATAAGCTGGCACTCTACGAGTATAAGGTTGCCAATAATATCGTATCGGCATCTACGGAAGCAAGAAACGCTTGCTTTGACGGCAATCAGTATGAATGTCACATTCCGATTGATGTATATAAGTCTAAGGATAGAATTACAAGCGGATTTACAGTTGAGCTATATCGTGGAACGACTAAGATGTCTGCTTCGTCTGCTGCAAGCCCTAACGAGATTATATCTATCTCCACATCTGAGATTGTGCTTGACCTTAGACTTGTAGAGAAGAATAATTATACCATCAAGGCGGTAATAAACGGCAAGGCTGTTGCTCAGTTCCAATTTTCCGCTTCTAGGTTCTATCCTTCTTTCAATCAGCCTAAGTTCATGGTATGCAATGATATTGAATGGGGTAAGATGTACAGAAGCAACAAGGCTATTTTGGAGTACAACGGGAGGGTTGTTGAATACCCTAACCGCATCGTAGAATTGCAATGGCATACCGAAGCAACTAACGGTAATATCGTTACAAGTAAGTCGTGGCAAGAGGGAAATTCATGCTACTTCTCAATCAAGGAATCTGGTCTTGGCGATGTTGAGAGTGATTATCTTGAAGAACAGATAGAATACGGACAGAGACCTGCCAACGACTATCTCCTTGATGAAGATAGCAATTACCTGCTTGATGAGGATGGCAATCCGTTGATAGATTAGTAATATTTTAAAATATAATATAAATATGGGTGTAAAATTAACAGAGAAAAAAGTCGTGTCGGCAATGAATCCCGACCAAACTTTCTTAATTGTAGTAGATGGTGCTCTTCGTAGATTAAGCCTCAGTGACCTTCAGAAGATGATGGGTAACAATATCTTCTACCCAACAATAACTTTAGAGCAGTCTTCTAACCCTAAGTTCGCTCTCCCTACGCCTTTCATGGCAGACATGTATCAGAGAGCAATGGGTGGATATATGATGAAGGTTGTCAATGGCAAGGCATACGCTGCCAAGCTTGACCCTAGCAACTGGGAATTCTTTGCTGACGGAACAAAGGTGGATAACGCTGCCAAGTATGAAACGATGGTTCATGTTCCTGACTGTCACTTCAAGGCAGAAGGTAAAACTATGCAATTCGGAGGATTGTTCCCTATTTCGGGCGGTAAGACTTTCGATTCGCCAAACTGGGTAGGTGCATACAAAATGTATGTGGATGGAAGCGGTGTTGGTCATTCAAGACCTAACGTTGCCCCTTCGCATTCCAGAACGATGAGCGCATTTTGGGCTTGCGCACAGAAGCTTGGCTCTAATTTCGGTCTAGCCAACTACGGATTTCAATGCCTCATAGAAGCTTTGGAACAAGTAAGTTTCGGTGACCTTAATACTCAGTCTGTAATTGGAGCGGGATTCCAGCATTCTAAATGGGAAGCTTGTCGTGATGTACCTATGGGTAAGTGTATCTCTCTCGGTGATGGCAGCGGTAAGGTACTCTATAATGATGCTACTCTAGGCGACCAATATCCTGTTAAGCTTTTTAGCTTTGAGGACTTATGGGGTAAGCTTTGGGAGTTCCGTCCAAATATTCGATTCTATATGGATGGCGATACGAGATATGCTGTTGTCTATAGCGGAAACCGAGTAAGCAATACAGCAGATGGAAGGAAGTTTACTATTCCATCATCTGCTAATGGAGAGTTTATCACACGCAAGACGCTAGGCGCACATTGGGATGCCTTTCCGCAAGCAGTAGGAGGCAGTGACAGTACGTACTACTGCGATGGATTCTGGGCGTCGACTAGTGGAGAGCTGCTGTCGGTTGGGGGTACCGCTGACGACGGGTCGCGATGCGGTCTTTCGTCCGCGGACTCGTGCCGCGGTTTCTCGTCCTCGGGGACGCGCATCGGCGCTCGCTTGGCTTTCTACGGAAACCCGATAATCGTGAGCGGCTCGGAGCTCATGGCGATGTGAGACAACGCCTAGCGTTGGCTGCACATCTGCTAGTGAGCTAGACAGAAATAGAGAATTAATAAAAATAATATAAAACGCAAGATTGAAACTGGAAAGTTGAAATCTCCTTTTAATAGGATTCGCAGAAGCACAAAAATATAAACAACCCAATTCCGTGCGATAAGATTTTCTACAACCATGGAGTGGGTGAAGAAAAGGTGATACATCATGGAGCTGCTGAACGTTGGGGGTAACGCTAACAACAGGTCGCAATGCGGTCTTTCGTACGCGAACTCGAACAACGGTTTCTCGAACTCGAGGACGAACATCGGCGCTCGCTTGAATTACTACACAAGATTTCTATTTTTAGAATGACGATATAATTTACACTGTTCCTCGCAAGTCGTAGAGCTACGAGATAGCTTGGACGAGAGAGCACATGATTGAACCTGTCTCGATGGAGGGATATTTTATCCCGACAGAGCAAAGATAAAAGGCGTTGGGTATGAGTGGTTAGGTATGTCCGACTACAACAGAGTCCCCTCTCGCAAGTAAGTGATACAGTTGTGCGTATGTGCCGAAAGCCAGTGAGCCGAGAGTGTAGAAAGCCTATTGAGAAAAAGCGATTTTTGAAATATTGGTTGAAATATAAATGGATGACGGACGCACAAGAGCTGGCGTATAAGCGCAAGGCTAAACTTCGCAAGAAGCATAGAAAGGTCAGAGTGAATCTTGTTAGTGATATGACTAACCTCAATATAGCGGTTAAGAAATCACGCAAGGGAAAGGAAGGAAAGAAGGGCGTAGTTATATTCGATAAAGACTATAACGGAAACCTTCTGAGATTACAGAGGAGTCTTATAGATGGAACTTACAAGACTAGCGAAGGTCACGATTGTATGAGACGATGCCCTTGCGGTAAGGTAAGAAAGCTGCATAAGCTTCCGTACTATCCAGACCATGTTGAGCAGCATGCCTTGATGCAAATTCTGATGCCTCACCTTATAAGAGCTCTCTATATAGAGAGTGGAGCAAGTGTAAAAGGCAGAGGAATGATTTATGCGAAGCGCAGAACGGAACGTTGGATAGATGAAAATAAGTCATGTGGAAGATTGTATTACTGCAAACTTGACTTTATAAAGTTCTATGAGAACGTAGACCAGCAAGAGATATATGAATCTCTATGTGATTTCTTTACCGATGAAGGTATCAGAAGACTTCTGTATGAAGTTATTTTCGCTCTTCCTAAAGGTTTAGGGATTGGTCTGTATCCTATTCAGACTCTCACCAACTTCTATATGAGCATTTTATGTAGATTGGTATGTAGGAAGTTTGATGTTAAGGTAGAGATATATTGTGATGATGTTATTATCTTGGGTAGAAACAAGAAAGAAGTATGGAAAGCTGTGAACTTCATCAAGCAATATGCACATGATGTGATGCACCAGGAGTTGCATAGCAATATCGGAATGCAGATAATTGATGATACTCATTTCCTTGATTTCGTAGGATACCGTTTTTATTTCAACCATACATTGTTAAGAAAGCGCATGAAGGAGAAATTCAAAAAGAAGATGCACAACCTTAAAAATCCTATGAGGAGATACCAGGTAGCTATGAGCTACAAGGGTTGGTTGATGCACTGCGATGGTTTTAATCTTTGGAAAATGATAACAAAAATGAATAGTTTTGATGATTTTAAGATGCCGCAGATTGAGGACAGAGATGCCAACGGCAAGAGAATGTTCGAAGGTCAGAGGATGAGTGCAAGCTACTTTGCCGAGAGAACTATTGTTTTCCTTGATGTTGAATTTGATGTAGATAGCAAGGTTCATAAATCAGGGAAGAGTAATGTTGTCAGCGTTGAGGAGAACGGACAGAAGTTCAAGTTCTTCACTAACAACAAGAAACTCGTTGAGCAGTTGCAATGGTGCTCAGACAATGATAAATTCCCGTTCCTGGGAAAGTTGCGTAGAATGAATCAGAGCGGCAACCCTGATTTCAGAATCGTAGGAACAAAAGCATAAGTGTAATATTTAAAAAGAAAGGAAATTATCATGGATATTAGAAAGTCTATATTTGATTACTCACCTAGTCTGATTGAGTATGAGGGCAATTTTATTCGCATCAATTTCGATGTTGAGCAGATTGAGTTAGCCAATGGCATGGATAGTGGTGAAAGCAAGGGAAAGGCTACAAGACTTGCTTATGCCGCACACGTTGTACGTATCGAGCAGCCTGTGGAGCGAGGTAAGGTTGTTGATGCAATCGTCTCATCCGCTTATCCGACAGATAAAATGCAAGCTATAATCAACAACCATTTTGCTAATCTTGCCAAAATTGCGGATGGCAAGAAGCTTGATGCCGATGAGGAAGAACATGAAGCTGAGTATGAAGAGATGCAAGCTTGGCGCACGAAGGCGAAGGCTGTTGCTACAGATGTTATAGACAATTATATCAGTACTCATTAAAAGGAGGATAATAGCCTATGAAAAAGGTAGTACATCTTTTTGCCTCGCAGCGTGTCAACCGCAAGGCACGAATTGACAATGATGAGGTATTCAAGGAGAAAGTGACGCTTATTACCAACAAGCAGATGAGTATCGGTCAGCTTTCAGACTTTGCTCAGTTGGTGGCTGACATGGGCGATTGCGGTATTCTTATAGGAGAGAAGCGTATTGCGCTGAAAGCCGAACAGGTTAAGGTGTATAACGGCTCTGATGAGGTTGCGATGTTTGAAGATGGCAAGCTCAATGCTAACCTGATTAATGCAGATAAAATCGAGGTTAAGCACCTTTGGGCGAAGTCTGAGGATGGAATTACCAAGGTGGGATATTTCGGCAACTACGAGATTGACGCGTGCAAGGTAGATGATACGACTTATGCCCCTCTCTTTGTTGGTGGGGTTACGGCTAAGGATTCGCCGTTCCACGTAACGAGCGAGGGAGCGATGTACGCTACGAGCGGATATATAGGTGGATTCAATATAGGGACGACCAGTATAGAGGGAAGCAGCGGAGTGAATAAAGTCATGCTTACACCAGGGTTTATTTCCTTCGATAATAAATCTCATGGCATTGATAATATAATCGGAGCTAACTGGAAATATGGATTGGACTATGTTGGTCAGCAGATAGTTGTTAAGTACGACCATGCAACACCATCTTATGGCGGTAATATTGGTATAGCAAATTTAAAGAATATCGCATTGTATGTTTCAGCCTCTGGTAACATAGATAGGCTTTCTAGAGATACTGGCATCGTTAACTCGGTATATCCTTGTGGTAATCATGCAATATTTTGTGATAAAGGTGATTTTGCCGGATTCAGACCTTGTTTCAGAATTATTACGTCAAGCCAGCGGTTGTCAAAATATGATGTGTTCTTAGAGATTGTCGATAGATGGAAGAAGCACAACAGTATTACTGGCGCAGATACCATAGTCGATGTTGGTGAAGTCATACTCAGCCTTCCAACGGAACCGGAAATAGGTCAGATGTACTGGATTATAAGGTCATCTAAATACGATTACACTCTGAAGACGACCGATGATACGAAGATTTTTTATCCGTCAGGAAACGGAACATCTTACAAACTTACAACGAATAACGAGATGGCGTGCATCATATATACTGGAACCAACTGGAGGCTGATGTGGAATATGGGCATATAATTTTTTAAAAAAAACAATAAATATGAAAAAGAATTTTAATGTACCTTTCAGGAATTGGAAGGGTGAGGTGATCGTAGCACCAGTAAAGAACGAGAACGGAGAAGAAACCTACAAGCCACAGATTATTGGCGATATTGTAGGTAAGGTACTCTTCGAAGTGATAGACAATCAGAGTATTCAGCTATCGGGCGAAGAAAAGCTACGTGCTTATCGGGTTGCCTGCAAGATAGGTAAGGATGCCGAGAACGTAGACATCGAAGCCGAGGACATTATACTTATTAAGAAGATCCTCTGTCCTGTCATGGCTGTAGGTGGATATGGTCAGATAGTTGATTTGCTCGAAGGATAAGAACATACAAGGCGGTTTACCACATGGTGACCGCCTATTTCTTTTATCGCCCGTCAGGGGAAATATGGTGCATCAAAGCCACGAAAAGATGGAATTAAATCACTAAGATAGCCATCTACGTTTCCTTCGTTCCTCTTCTGCTTGCGTTACTAGACCTTTTGGCATTCTAACAGCAAATGGAAGTTTGTTAAAATTAGAATGGTTTATATCGTTTTCCCAATAATCGGTTATAGGAATGATACTTTCCTTGTTAAGTTCTAATGCTTCCTCAACAGACAAAGGATTGGATACTTTCTCCTTCATCGTCATTTGGCTTCTGTCTCTGAATGGCATCTTTGTCTTCATAATCTTAATGTTTTAATTTCTGCCGCAAAGTTACGAAAATAATCTGAAAGTGCAATGTTTTTGTTACCAAAAAAAACGATAAAATGGTAACAAGATTTGGCAACAAAACTTTCAGATTGTTACTTTTTATAAAGTTTAACACAGAAATATTCTTATTTCCGCTGGTTTTGTGCAAAAGAGTGTAACTTTGCAACATCATTTAATTTAAATCAATGAATTATGAACAATTAGCTATAGACAAAAGGAGGTTTATTAATATGACACTAGAACAAGAAGCCGAAGTCCAACGGTTGATAAAGGACATTGATGTGACGGAGCTGATGGATATGCTTAAGAAGCATGGTAATCGGTATAGCAGGAGAATATTAAAGTTCTTCCGCTGGTTCTGCAAGTATGTGCCTATCATTATTATGTTCTTCCACGCATACGGCATTTGGGAGTTCTCTCAGCATCCACGTGAGATGTTTATCCCATATAATGAAAATATGCCTTGCTATATCTTTATTTATTTCATGGTTTACGTCCTGCCGATGGTGACGATACTGGCAAGTAGATTTTTCTTCTTGTGCCAGTGGTATCGCATTCCATTTATGTACTACTTAGGCATCAATGCGGCTCATATTGTAGAGTGGAGTTGGTACACAACTAAAGATATGGTGGATTCCTGCTTTACGGTCATGGTCGTGACAACTATATTCTATTTGTATAGCTTTGCTAGAATGTTTGTTAATGATACGAAACTAGGACGTAAAATTTGTGCATAAGATATGGGAAAGATATTGAATTATAAGATACTCGGCACGGCTTTAAAGTCGCTCAGTGATGCTTGTTTCAAGGCAGACGAGCAACAGAGAAATGGCGAGAAGGTCACCGCATGCGGAATGAGCGATGATGATTTGGATAGATTGTGTGACATCATTCCAGATATGCTCAACCCGATGCTATCTACCGAGGAAGTTAAGGAGAAACTGCACGTTTCTGATGCTACATTGAATAGAATGGTCGCTAGAGGTGATATTCCGAATGGCGAGTGCAAGAAGCGTGGGCACACCCGATATTGGAAGAAGTGGGATATTCTGCACTTTATTAAGAGCAAGAGAGGTAAGTGATTGCCTCTCTTTTTTTTATTCATTATGATACTACCTCTTATCACCTTAAATCACTGATAATTAGCCACTAAAAGAAAGTGTGACAGAGTTATATTTGCTCTCCCCTATTCTTTGTACCTTTGCATCCGTAATCGATTACATAGTGTTAGTTAATATTAAGGATTTCAAAAGATTGTATTATGGAAATGACAGATGCAAAGGTCGTAGAGAAGAAAATCTACGAAGAGGGAAAGAAGCACGATGATTATGCTTCTAAGGCAACAGGCAATGCTGGTCTTACCCTTGGTATCATCGGCACAGCACTCGGTGCTGGTGCTTGGTTGCTTGGCGGTAACAACCGCAGCGTGTTTGGCTCACTCGGTGGCAGCAATATGCCTGAGAACGTGAACATCAACGCCTATGGAGCTAACGCAAGTTCCAATCAGCCAACCGCCTTGCAGGTAATGGAGAAGGAATGCGATGATGAGGTGAAGTTGCTTACCTACATGTTCGGTATGAAGCTCGACACCGCTAACAAGTTCTACGCTATGCGCGAGACAGACATCGCTGAGAAGTTCTCTATGTATAAGGGTGCTAACGATGCTATCAACGCCGAGAACCGCCGTGCAATGCAGGCCGAGTTCGGTCTTTACAAGTCTCAGGTTGACGCGGACTTCGGTCTGTACAAGAATCAGAGAGACCAGTATGACGCACTACAGGCTAAGTATAGCGACCTCGACAAGAAGGTAGCCGTGATGGAAGCCCTCACTCCTTACAAGGAGAAGCTTATGATGGCTTACGTCAAGGAAAACACTTGCAACTGCTTGCGAGGGCAGTTGATGCTCCCGAACACTCCAGTACTCCAGGGATTCGGTAGTTACAGCGGCTGCAACTGCACTGCTCCGTCTACTCCCACTACAGGAGCGTAACAGAGCAGTAAGGAAGTCGGTTAGACGGACTAAGAAAAAATGAGTTGGTGAGGGGTGTTTGCCCTCGTTGGTGGATGCCCTCTCACCTCTCTATGATATATCACCAACTTAAAGATATTGTATTGATTATGATGAATTTTGGAAACAGCCCATTATTGGATATGGGTACAAGTCAGCAGCAGCCGCAAATGATGGATGCTGAGCTACAGAAGATGTATGAGGCAATACAGCAGAAGCGAGCATCCATCAACATGCAAGCACAGCAGTCTCAAACCCCACTCTGGGATGAAATTGACAAAATTGAGGACAATCTTACAGGGGCGCAAAGGCAGTATTTGATGCAGAATCAGGAATACGTCAATAGCTTGCAATATGTATCTAAGCTAGTGCAAGACGAGGAATTGCGCATCATACGCCCTCGTATCGAAAGCACTCAGCAAGGACAGGAGGCATTAAAGAAACATTTGTCTTTGATGCAACGACTGAGAAAAGAAGTAGCACAGGCGGAAGAGCAGAAAACCGCTATGCTTAACGACTATATGACAAATCATAGTGATAAAACGTGGCAAGAGTATCTCGCTATGGTTCAAGGGACAAAGAAGGGAGGAACTAAGAAATGAACGTAACAGAATTGAAAGAGAAACTGCTTACATCGCTTGATTTGTGGGCAGATGCTAGAATAGACGATATGGTTAAGGCTAACCAGATGCTCGCCATACCATCAGTGTACATGAAACGTGCGGCGCACAACATCATCGCCAAGCACAAGGATAGTTGGGGCAAGAGCATTGACAACGCTACCCTATTCATCGCCGATGAAGACGGCAACATAGATGCCAACACGATATTTGAAGATATGATGCAGATGCTAAAATCCGTGGAAGATTACAAATTCGATGTAGGTTTTATACACGGACATATCGACAAAGGAGTTGTGTCCATCGACCTGCCAGACAATATCGCAACCGCTATCCTCTTTGGCAGCAAACGAAGCATCAATTTCACAGAGGAGGACTTTGTAGAGTTGAAAGATTTGATAATAGGTTAAAAAATATACAAGATATGGAAACAAAAGACATTATGAGTAAGTTTGATGAGCTTTATGGGATTATGGCTTCGTCAACCAACGTAAAGTATATGCACGTATTCGGTAATACGATGCGTCGCATGATGAAGGATATGGCATCCAAGCACCCAGAGTTGGCACAAGAGTATCTTGATAAGCTTTGCGCTATCAAGTGGAAGAACTATCTTACGAAGAAGGAAGCTTCTGAGATTGTAAACGGTATGAATCCACCAGTAACCTGGGATATGCAGACATGGATCAATGCTATGACCGGTCTCGGACTTGCAACAGAGGAGAAACCTTATTACAACGATTACGCTTTGTACGTTGCGATGAATCAGGTTGTAAGCGACCACGGATGCACAATTGCTAAGATACTCGGCAAGGAAGATGTTAAGGACATTGATACAGAACATCTGGTTAAGTATGCCCACAGCCTTGCACTCGATTTGTTGAAAGACAAGGATGGTGTATACAACATCAGAGAGTATTTTCTGAAGTAACATCAAAAATATACGGTTATGAAAAAGGTATTCGAAGACATTATAGCTAGCAATGATATGCAGGCTATCAAGAACTGTGTTACGATCATGGCAGATTGTTGTGAAGTCGGAATGAATGACAGCGTAATGCTTGATGTGATGAAGCAGGTCCAGGGAGAGATTGGCGCGTGTCATTATAACGAAGAGATGGCAGATATGCATCTTTGTCTCATAGGCCAGCTTCACACTAAAGATGTAGCCAAGGACTATTGGCATGAGGTCAAGAACGACAACATCAATCTCGAAGACTGGTGCGTTCTTTGGGGCGAAATGGTAAAGCGTAACGACGCAAAGATAAAGAAATGGTTCCCGAAGATCAACACGTACAACTACGAGCAAAAGATTTTCGATGAATGTATTTCCTTCCTGGAAAGTGGCAGACTTCCATATTACGACTTGAATGTCTAAAGTTTTTCGTTATTCTGAATGAAGTTTCGGTTTTTTTTGCTATCTTTGCAGAAAGAGACCGAAACTTTATTTTTATTAATTATTCAGGATAACGAAAATGGCAGAAAGATTAAGAGAATTATTAGTAGGGGTCGTGATAGCGGTCGTAGCCTACTTAAAGCCTATTGATGGAGAATTGAAGACATTGGCTTTGGTTTTCTTTCTCAACTTTGTGTTTGGATATCTTAGTGGTATGATAGCAAAAGGTGAGAAATTTGAACTCAAGAAGGCACTTATTTGCGTAGGTCACGCAACGATATACTTCGTCCTATGTGCAGCCGTATATACCATTGGTAGATGGAAAGGGCAAATGGATGGAGCTATTCAATGTGTGTCAATGATTACCTACGTTGTGATTTACTTCTATGGCATGAATATCACCCAAAAGATGATGGAGATATTCAAGAAAGGTACGCCACCATGGATGGTAGCGAACTTTCTACATTATTGTCTTGGACTGTACTTTTTGGAGAGGATACCTTTCCTGTCATCATTTTTTAACTCATACAAACAACAGAAAGGAAATCAATCATGTTAATTACAATAGACAGAGCTTGGAAAAAGGACGGCTATACTATCAGCCGTCTTTACGTCAACGGTGAATTATTCGGCTGCAATACTCTTGAAGATGCTGATAGAGGATTGCGCCAAGATATGCAGCTTGAAGAAATCAAGAAGAAAAAGGTGTACGGGCAGACTGCAATACCACGCGGCAGTTATGAATGCGTATATACCTACTCTAACAGATTCAAGAAGATGCTTCCATTATTAAAGGATGTGCCAGGGTTCGATGGTATCCGTATTCATTCCGGTAACTCGGCAAAAGACACAGAGGGGTGTATTCTTATCGGTAAAAACGATAAGAAAGGATGGGTTAGCGATTCTCGATTATGGACTAGCAAGCTCATTCAGACTATGAAGACAGCTTGGGATAAAAAGGAAAAAGTAACAATTGTAATTCAGTAGCTTATGAAACTGATTGATAAAATAACAAGGGTTGTAATTGCCATTGCAGTAGCAATGCTGATTCTATCAATGTTCTGTAGATGTAAGGCGAAAGAACGTGTGATAGAAAAACAGACATACATCACTGATAAACGTAACGAGGCTAAGTGGGATTCACTCTTTAACGCAAGGCTTATTAAGGAACTGGAATCATACAGAGCATCGCATAAAGAGTCTGTAAAGTCTACCACAAAAGAGAAGACTCATATAAGGGATAGCACAGCTTCGAAGTACGATGTGAACGGAAACAAAGTCGGCGAAGACAGGTTCCACTACGAATATCACGAGATATCGCAGGAGGACGTACAGATACTGAGAGATAGTATTTCTAGTCTTAAAGAATACAAGGATAGCTCGGCGATATATCATAGCAAGTGTGACTCCTTAATCTCAGTGATAAGCAAAATATCGAAAGATAAAGTATATGTTGAGAAACAGCTATCAAGGACTGACATGGCATTTTTAAATATAGGTAAGATAACTTCAGTTTGCCTTTTCATAGGCATTCTCGCATTTTTAGGTTGGATATACTGGAGACTAAAGCTACATAAACGTTCTTAGTTTTTTCTAATGTTTTTATTTGGTTATTGATTTATAAACAAAAAGGGGTGACCGCACGCGATGTGTAGCCACCCCTAAACATATAGATAATGCACAGAAATTATTCTTCAGCTCCCTGGAGGAACTTGATACCATACTTCGTCTCGTAGTGTTTCTGCTGCTCTTCTGTCAACATTTTGGTTTCGCTGTCGTAGAACACGGTAAGCAGCTCTCCGTAATCTTTGTCGTAGAAGTAGTTGTATTTATTGCAGAGATAGTTCCTTGCACAGAGACATCTGCTCGGAATGGTCTTGAACTTGCGTCGTGTCTTCTGTTTTATTCCATTCGTTGCTCTGTACCTGTCAAGCCTCAGCGTCTTTTTTAGAGATTCAGAACGTTTAGCTATTATCTCCGGTCTTATTATTGCCTGAGCACATTTCAACCGAAGTCTTTCTTCCGTTTCCTGGGTATGAGTAACGCCAAGTGACTTTGCTATGCTTGTTACACATGACTTTGTTATTCCAAGCTCTTTGGAAATTTCGGAAGAAGAATAATCCGGATACAGCTTACGGACAGACTCCCTGATCTTCTCTCTTTGCTCTTTTCTTGCGTCCTTGAACGAATCCCCATGCAGCCTATGTAGCCACCAGTAAACAGTCTGTACTGCGCAACCGAAGCTCTTGGCCATAGCGTAAGGAGATTCGTAAGGGTGTTCCTTTATATATGTTTTCTGTTCATCTGTGATGTTCATGTATTACTTTTTATCAGAAGAGCCGTAGCCGTTATCGCCACGTTCTGTTTTGTTTAATTTGTCCGTCTCGATAAGCATGATGTTGTCACTTGTTTCAAGATGAAATTGTACCACTTTGTCGCCAACCTTATATCGCGGCATTTTTGGAAATACGTGATAGAAGACAGCAGAAATCTCGCCAACAAAGCCATCATCAATGGTTGCTTCTGAGTTACTGAGAACCATGCCAGTCTTCCATACAGAAGAGCGAGGGCGGAGCGTGAAGCACCTAGAAATGTCGGCAGGTTTGTTGCGGTTTTCAATCTGCAAAGCAAATCCAAGACCATACTTCCATACATTAGGCGCAACCTCTTCTTCTGAAACCGCATAGCAGTCGTAGCAGAAATCATCATTGTGCGCCTTCGTTGGCATGATAGCGTTCTCGTTGGTTTTTTTGAATAAGACAGGCACACCAACAACCTCGGTGAATCTATCAATCTCCACACCACCAACGTTCACCTTTCCGTAGAACATATCGGCAGGGCGAGTCCAAACCTTGTGCTCCCCATAGAGAGCCTGATAAACAACTTCTTTCTCCTGAGTTTCACTATTAGTGACCTCAGTAATAAATCTGTAATAACCTCCTTTAAAATGTCTGTAAATCTTTTCCATTTTAATATTTAAAGTTTAAAATTCATGTTCATCACATACTTGGTCGCAAGATGATTCATGCTCGTTATTGCTGCACCATCCTACGCCGTAAACGTCTTCGTTGCCAAACCAATGACAGTTGCCACAACATCTTTCTTTATACATCTTGCGTTGCTTCCTTTTTGGCTTTATCTAATACTTTCAAAATACAATCACTAGCTATTTCGTCTGCATAACGCATAGGAATGTAACCTCTTTTATAGCCCCTTACGGCACAATTATTAACAGTAAGTCTATGATTAATTCTAAGAATTAATTCATACACATCATCGTCAGACTTACATTTTCGTAACCCATCTTCTATATCTCCTCTAAGAAGACACGGAACATCGTGAGTTTTTATGTAATTTAAAACTATTTCTTTGTAGCTCATATCACTTAAACTTAATAACAAAAAACTCAGTATCAAGCCACTTGTCGGGGCATAAACCTTTCTTTGGCTTGCCGATGGTGATACTCTCAATTTCCTTCACAATTCGTGGACTATCCTTGCGGTAGCCGTTGATGAAGAGGACGTGGGTGTATGGCTTGTATTCCGGTTCACCTGTCACACAACAATAACCGCCGTACTCATCAAAAAGCACTTCGCCGCCTTCGGCTTGCTGGTTTACAAGTCTGGATGCCCAATACGGCTTTATCTCCCGATACTCTTCATCCTTTTTTCCGTCAGCAATCATTTCAAACCATCGCTTGCTGACGGTGAGGGTCAATACTTTCTTTTCCATCCTTACACCTCCTCCCAGTCTGTTGCGAGAATATCCTCAGAATCTTTGAAAACACAAGGAAAGAATTTTTCATCGCATACAGCTATGATAGTCTTAGAGACAATATAGATATAAGCTCCACATTCTTCCCAAATTACCCTTCTCACTTTCTTTCCTTCCTTCATTCTTCTCAGAGCCTCCGAGAAGTCAAATATTTCCTTCTTCATAGCTACTTGTTTTTATAAATTTCACATGTCCCCTCATAAATTGTGCTATTTGTATAGATGTCTTTATATTGCGAAATGGAAACCAATCCATTTGCCTTCATTCCCTTAAGAATTTCATCATACACACTTTCTATTGCTCTTCTCTTCAATTGCTCCATGCCAAATTTGTCACGGCAATAGTATTGCATTTCAAAATTTGACATTGTAACTCTTGAATGAAGCTTAACGACTTGTGGCTTTATGTATCTAACCTCTATCTTTGGCTTGATGCCTAGTTTGTCAGCTAGCCATTGTTTCCATTTCGGTTTTACATCTTCTCCATCCAAGCAAATAAGAAAGATGTAAATTAGACTAACACTTATATATAAAATTCCCATTCGCTACTTCTTTTTATTACAAGGACAACTCTCAGCGTGAATTACACAAACTCCGTGTTTCGTGTCCACAAACAGATAGTCATGCCCATTCTTGGTAAATACTGTTGTACTAAATTCCTTTGCAGGTTCATTGCTATTAGCCAAAGAGCGAACACCCTCAAATATCAATGCACCTACAAGCAAACACAAGACGAACCAAACGGCTGACTTGATTAAGTTTAAAATCTTATTCTTCATACGCTACTTCTTTTTATTGAATTTATTGTCAACAACATAAACTTCAAATAAATTAACAAATGGCTCGTAATTGTCAACTTTATCTAAACTCTTGAATGCAAACGTTCCTTCTTCTTCAATATAAACTACCTCATAGAGATTGTCTATACACAAACGGTCATAACTGTCATGCACTATATCACCTTCCCAGATTTCATTACCCTTTTCGTCCTTCATTCCTGTGAACTGGCAGACAGTATGAGGATTCACTTCATAAGGAGTTAAATAACATCTATCATCTTCATCACTTTCTTTGCAATGAATAAATGCAGTTCCTTGAGAGTATGTAAGTGAACCCTCTACCCATTCTCCGTTATAAAGCCGTTTAGCCTTGAACTTGATATTTTCTATTTTCATAAGCTACTTATATAAAATTGTCACTCTTCTACTTTTATCTACCTTCAATATAGCCTCCTTGGCTTTATCAACCGAAGAAAACAAATACTCCGGACGAAGGTTACATGCGCCATAATCCCAATAATGGATAAGCCCAAAGAACAAAGAATGTCTCTTATCTACACGAAAAGCTAAGATTGGCTCATTCCAAGAATCGTAATGTATGCCTTTAACAGCCTTGCTTTTACGATACATATCTACTATTCTATATGTTTCCATAACTATTCTTCTTTAAGTTCTAACTCTTGCTTGATTAGTTTTAGAAAACTTCTAGCGTGAACTACAAGAACTTTCTTATTTCCTGCGTTCATCATTCTAGTATAGTTTTCAATCATATCATCAATAATTGTTAGTGCCGATACTTTACTCATATTTTTTCATATTTAAATCTTTAAGTCTATCCTTATAGAAGGCAGGAACTCTACTAATCTGCCACCAAGAATAGCATTCGTCACTCCAAGGTTCAATCCACACTGGTTCTTTTGTGTCTTTATCTTGGCAGTATACAATTCCACGTACTTCATCATTAAGCAAGAAAGCCTCTACATCAAAATCCAAATCGTCTAATGTTGCATAAGTCTTGCAATACTCATTACGTTCCCTAGTGCCTTCCCTTACGAACAACTCAAAATCATTGAATAAATCTATTTTTAGTATCTCTAAGTTATTGCTTTTAACAACATCTAGAAGAGACTTTTTGACGTTCATTTTGCTCATTTCCTATCCCTCTTTTTATAGTCATTGCAATCCATAGGAATATGGTCTGCTAACTCTTGCCAATAACACCTATTATCATAATAACAAGTTTGACATTTTTGAATCTTTTCATTCATTACTTATTCTCCTTTAAGTTCGACAGGCTCATCTTTCCAAGACAATTCTTTTCCGATGAGCTTCTTAATGCTTCCTTTAGGAAGGTAACAGCAACCGGTATTTGCGTACCTCTGCCCATATAAATATACGACAGAGCAAATCCATAATGTATTACTTTCATTTCTGCAAGGTTTTTCTGCAAAAATATGTTCACAGCCACCTTTATCTACTGCTAACCATGACATAACTAATACTATATTTTTTTAATTAATAAATTACTTTTCTTATCAAATGGTTTATAACCACTACGGAGATACCAATCTAGAACAAATCTATCAGATTCATCTTTAACAAATTCCAATCCGATTGTCTTCACTCCATTTAACTTAGCCTGTTGTTCTGCGAGTTGTAACAGGCGTTGTGCAACACCATTTCTTCTATAAACAACATCAACCCAAAGAGCGTATATTAGAGCATCAGCCTTGCCGAAAATATCGCTAACATATAATGGAATAGATATTTGAACAGAGCCATGATTTTCTTCATCAGTTATTAAAATTCTGATTTCATCCTTCCATGACTGCTTTTGAATCATAATTAATCCTCCAACTCTATATTATTTTCTGCTGCGTAGCCATCTTGTGCTTCCTCACACCAGTTTCCTTCGCAAAGACAACCTATACCAAGATTATGCTCTGGAATGATGTTCTTGTTGCAATACTCACAGATAGCATCGCCAAGTTTATTTTGTAATTCTTCTCTTGTCATATTAGTTATAGTTTGATTGGGAGACCATGAACATAAACCTCATGAGTGTCACGAGTACCATCTTTTTTCTCCATATGGAAGAAGAGGGTCAATTGTAATGTTGCTCTCATAAATCTTTCCGATGGTGAACGATAGGGAACTATTTTGGAAAGCCAACCCACACGCCCATCTTTATCCATAATTTTATCTCCGATTTTAACAGGCAAGGCTTTAATATAGTCTTCTTGAAGTTGTTCCATTTCTCGAAGTAACTCATCGCGTCTTACATTTAGCTTATCTTTTTTATCCATAAAAGGTCTGGTGATTTCTCGCCATTTTTCTATATTCTTTCTTATTTCTTCTCTTGTCATAGTCAATCCTCCAACTCTTTAAGTGCCAAGACTAACTCATTTTGAATATGAATTGCCGTACCTTCACTCAATTTTATTCTTTTTGTTTCCAATCGTCTTGGAAACATTATTAATGTGAACTATTGCTTTATCTTTGCTCATTGCTTATCCTCCTTAGCTTTTTTAAGATAAAATTCTCTCCAATCTTCAAAAGTCCAATCTCTTGTGTTATGAGTAAGATTGAAAACTTCCGTATCTTTCTCTAACTGGAATAACAGCCAAGCGTAATCTTCATATCGCTGTCTTAGCAATCTCTTGCGACACAATCTTACATGCTTGTATAACTTATAATCAGCGGTTGCAGCATCAAAGATTATT